TCTAAAATAAATCCTCCCTTGCGTAGAATACAAGGGAGGATTAAACTTTTATATTGATAAAATTACAAATCAGAAGTTCCTCCCCCTCTGAATCTATTTACCGTCCCTCGCTTACATAATATCTTCAATCAGGTTTACAACAACACTTTTGACTAATGCCCCACGCTATTCATATCACCACGCTCAAACGTATGCTCCAAAATCCTGAACCAGTAGACATCAAACTATGGACGCGCAGCGGTGAAATCCAATGCTGGCACCGTTGTATTTCTCTCCGCTATGACTTCTACAAAGGCACGCGAAGAATGAAACTGCTGGATAGGAATGAAATTCGGCAGTTGAGAGATGTGTGCGTGTTTGAAATAAATGGGTTGGAGGTGTTTATGTGAAATTACTTGGGCTGAGATTTGTTGCTTTGAAAAGAACTTCGTACTTTTGCAATGACAGATTCCGCCACGCTTCCCATTAGAACAGCGAACCAGGGCGGAACTTCGTTTTTATATACGTTTATGAACTATACAAAGCAACCACTTGACTACCCTCAAATCATTGCTCAACTAAAAAGCAGAGGACTTCTTTTTCGTAATGAAACACATGTAATTCAACAACTTCAAATAATCAGTTACTTTCGAATTGCCAACTACCTCAGGACTTTTGAAGTTGTTGGCAGTAATCATGTTTATGTTCCTCATAGCTATTTTGAAGATGCACTTCAATTATACTATTTTGATAAAGAATTACGTCATATTCTCTTTGGTGCTATTCAGAGTATTGAAATAGCATTTCGTTCAAAGGTTATTCATCATGTGGCTTTGGCACATGGAGCTTTTTGGTTCACTGATTCTTCTATCGCAGTAAGACAGAACTGTTTCCGCGAAAACCTAGATCAAATAAAGAAAGAATTGAAACGTTCCAAGGAAGAATTCATACAAGAACACTTTCAAAAGTACACATCTCCAGATGTACCTCCTGTTTGGAAAACACTCGAGATTACTTCTTTCGGTTTGCTTTCTAAATTGTTCTGCAACATAGACGATAACAGATTAAAGAAAAAAATAGCGCGTGACTTTAACCTACCTCAGCATCTATGTCTTGAAAGTTGGATTAAAAGTTTTGTAGCCTTACGCAACTGCATTGCACATCACGCACGTGTTTGGAATAGACGTTATCCACAACAACCACAAATCTCAGGTAACTTTAGAGGCTTATGGATTAACACATCTCATGTGCGAACCAATAAGCTATATGCCATCATTTGTTGTCTCGCTTACATGCAAGATAATATTCATCCGCAGAATACATTTAAGCAACAGATTAAAGATTTGTTGTCGCGATATGGCAATGTCAACTTACACCAGATGGGATTCCCTAACAACTGGGAAACTGAACCTTTGTGGCAATAATATAAAGCTAAGTCCTATTGCTTACTATGAGACTTAGCTTTATTTATATGATTCTATAGCACTTTCTGAATAACCAATTCCAACATCGGAATCTCTCTTATTACAAGATAGGCACTACAAAGTGTATTGCCACGAAACTCCTTCATCGAACTTATATCTACTTCTGCTCGAATATTAAAGTGCTCACTACGGTAAAGCCAAGAAATACGGCCAACACCAATGAACTGTAAAAGATGATGATTGCCATATAGAGAGGCACGGACAACAAAGAAAACAAGGTTTCCAATGTGCTACCTGTCATAAATGACTGCAAACGATAGTGGTCGCTCAATCGCTGTTGGTCGTCGCCAATACTCTTGGACTCAAAGATTGTCATGGGTAATTTGAGAAATTTGCGTAAGTAGTCGCCCAATATACCAATGCTGATTTGCGTACTCATCAAAGGTGGCACTATTCATGCCAATGGCTGTGAGCGAATCGCGAATACCAGCTACGCTCACTCCCTCACGTGTGAGGGAGTGAGCGTAGATAAGATAAGGGATAGTCTTTACCATAATACGATGCAACCATGCGCACACAAGCAGGACCGCAATCCATTTGGTCAAACTATCGGGAGAATTTCATGCTTTATTCTTTTAGCTTTTCTTTTTCTTGGGCATCACATTGAAGCGATACACCACGTGGAGCATTACGTAGCGAGGTTGCGAATTGACCCATGTTTCGGTGCGACCTTGGGCATTCACAGAGTGCTGCACGTTGCTGATTTGCTTCAAGATGTCTACTGCATTGAGGCGGAAGGTAAGGTTACCCTTTAAGATGGTCTTGGCCACAGAGGTGTTCCACACCCAGTTGGTGGTGTTGAGTGTGTGGTCACTATAGCCGCTACGATTGTAAAGGTTGAGGTCGGTGGTGATTTGCCAATTCATTGGTAAATTGAGGGTAGCATTAGCACCTGCTGTAATGTCGAAAGCAGATATATCGTCATACCCCTCGCGCGCTGAACGACTGTTGAGCCATGAGAGGCTACCACGTATGCCGAAGGTATGTTTACCTACGCGATAAGATAGTGCCAATTGCTCACCAAGCGTTAGGTTGTTCACCACGCTGCGCTCAAGTGTTTCACTTTCAGACGCATAGTCTACGGAGTGTACGTATGAGGCGGTGGTTACCGCCTGAAATTGGAAGGATTCCTTCTTTCCGAAAGGCATTGAATATTGTACGGATTCATACGTATTCCAATTGCCATTAATGTTTTTGGGCATCCATGTGCTCACGCCTGTTGCGCGATCGTAGAGGCGAGCCTGCGCAATGGCATTGTCGGTGCGTCCGTAACTTGCATAGAGTACGACGTTGTTATGTCGTTGATTGTGAAAACGTGCGTAGCGTGCATTCACACTGTGCGTGCGAGGCTTCTTCAATCCGGGGTTGTTAATATAGATATTTGTAGGGTCGCTATCATTGATGGTGCCAAGTTGGTTGTAGATGCTTGGTACATTCTTTGTGAAACTATAATTTGTCTCTATCTCCGTACGAACCTTCTGCCCGTTGTCCTTATATTTGAACTTCACTGTTGGGGTAAACTTGCTAATGGTTCGCGATAACAGTGTGTCTAACTTCGCCTTGTCGTAGTCCAAACGTTCGTGCATGATGTCTCCGCGCAGAGTGAGATCTGCATTGAAGCTCTTGCTCGAACTCGCATTTGGTACATAGAGATATGCGAAACTTACAAGTGGGCTAATCTTGTTTTGTGTCAAATTAGAAGCATAGGTATTGTTGAGATCTACAGCCAACTGTTCGGGACTGATGGCAGAAGGGGGGACCATCATGCTTCCATTAGCTCCGTTTGCAAACTCTTCATGCAGATGCAGCAAAGTGTTGACTTGATCGTAGCAATGAAAGTCATACTGAATCTCAGGTTTGATTAAAGCGTAATGTCCTGCACCGCTCTGGTAAGGGCTATAGTTCCATGTATAGGCAATGTCGGCATTCATTCCATAATTCTTCGAGACATAATCGGACTTTTGAAACAAATTATCCCCACTGCCCGCATTGGTTGAAGTTGGTCCGTACACTCTGTTGAATGAGTTGAGGTAGCGATTTGTGTCGCGACGATAGTTTCCCGTAAAGGCAATCTCCATATTATCGTTTGTCGCTGGGAACGAAATGGTTGTGTTCGCGGCTAAATTAGCGATTATCCAATCAGACTTGCCGTCTTGGTCATTGCCTATACGTGTTAAGAGGTTGCGAGTGAAACGCGAAGATGTCATTCCATTTTGAGCAAAGAGAGAATCGAGGGACTGCACGCGGTATTGCTCCTCTGGATTTTCTGAGAATTGTGCTCGATGACTTATGCTTGTGTAATTATTCTTCAAATAATCGATAGAGGGCCTTAACTCGAAATATGCATGCTCGGCTGAATACTGATATTGGTGTGCTGACATCAGGTGCAACTTCCGATCGTTGCGTAGAGAATGCGAACGCTCGAAGATGTCGCCTGTATTGAAGTAATTCACATTGCTGCCCTTATGTTCCACTTCGGGTGCTTCGTGCGTCAGAGTGACGTTACCAAAGACTTTGGAACGGTCGTGCGAATATAGATAATCCAATCCGCCCATTTTTACGTCCAGTTCTCCGTCTTGTGCCCAGCCACCGCCCCATTGACCTGAGGAACTGCCCGTCTGGGTATCCTTGATGTTGTAAGGGGGATAAAACGAAACGTATAAAAGTGGAGTGAGAGGAAAATCGTGGAAAGCGTTGATTTACAAAGGGTTTGAGGATAGTGAACGAAATAAGAGGGAAAAACGAAACGTTACATTCGCTTTACATTTGCTTTACGTTTGGGTTCGATTTGAACGGTGTTTGAAGGGTATTACTTTACATCGGGGCTGAGAATGTTATGTTTTTGGCTGTCCTGACGGCTGTGTGGGGCATTTCGTGGGCTTCTGGGCGCGTATGGCTGCTCATGTGGGTGCTTTATCGTCTGGACATGGAAATGGGCACTGGTGGGGCTTAAAACGGCTTGTTTGGGTGGTGATTGAATGAAGGATGGTGTGGCTGCGGCCATGCCTTTTATTTTGCTTGTTTCTTGCTTTTTATGATTGTAAATTCTTCCAAATAGTTATTATTTGGTATATTTGCAAGCGAAAACGAACATTTTAAGAAACAGAAAGGAATGGTTATGACAAAGGTTATACATGTGCATTTGATACATGGGCGGAAGAACTACTACTTCGGCTCAATATCGGCGATTTATACGGTTTTGACAGAGGATGAGGTGGGTATAAAGAAAAGCTCGCTGCTACACGCTGGACTGACTGACGGAGGTGTTATACTCAATAAAAAGGCTATGATCCGGCAGGGAGAACTGATACGAGGGTCCAGAGCGGACAAAGAGAATAAATAAGGATGGCTTAAACGGCTAAAACGCTGATATAACGGCATTTGAACGGCTTGAACACTGATTTGAACAGTGGTCAAGCCGTTTTTGTGTTTTGGAGGCTACTAAGACGAGTAAAAAAGGGTGTTTTTCGGGGTTGGGTGTGCAGTTGGGTGTGCGTTTGGGTGTGCATGGAAAAACGAAATGTTCAGAGAGGGTGTGCATTTGGGTATTCACTTTTAACATGGAAAACAAGTGATTGACCCCCTATATAACTCCGAATAAATTGTGATTGATGTCATTTTCGGGCGTTTAGGGGGTGGGGATAATCCCACGTTTTGACATGTTATAAACCTTTGCGGAATGTCGGGAACGCCCTGTTTATCGGGGTTTTGGCTGCTTTGCTACCCTATTATACCTATGTATGTGCGTGCGCGACACGTTTTGCGGTGTGGAGCGTGTGCGTGATGCGTGTGACGTGAGTATCAGACGAGGCGGACGAGTCCGACGATGATGCTCAGGCTGCGTATGTCGTCGCGTGGGAGGAGGAAAGGGTGATGAACACTGCTGTTTTCCGACACGCATAGAATGCTGTCGGCATGATCTACGCTTTCCTGCACGCGTTTGACGAGTACCCCCTGGCTCGTTTCGAGGACATAGACGGTACCCCATTGGAAGAAGCGGATGTCTGTGATTTTGCGACAAGCGAGGAGGTCGCCACTATAATATAGCGGCACCATGGAGTCACCAGATACCCGGATAAGGAAGTTTGCCCCTTTGTTCTCAAACTCCGGTATGACATAGCGCTCGCAGTCCTCCAGACGTACCCCACCGCCACTTTCGGCAGGGAAACCGGCGACTGCATCGAGCGGTATGAGTGGGATGCCCTCGCTGCTGCCGTGTGGAGCATGGCGAGCTATCTCAACAGTGCGCTTAGAAGTCGGCGCATTATTATTTTCTGTTTCCTGAAGCATTGCTCCCTCACCAGTGAGCAGCCATTTAGCATCAATATTGAATTGTAATACAATATTCTGTATTGCAGAAGTACCAACGCTACTTCGCCCTTTGGAGATTTCTGTGACCATAGAGGCGCTAATACCTAACTTTGCGGCAAAATCACGTTTGTCGCTTACTTTTTTATCTCTTAAAAGTGTCTCGTATGCCTCTATAAAACGAGCGGAGACGTCGTTTTTTGCTTCCATAATACAGAATATTGAATTATTTAGCCCGAAAAACTTGGTAGTTAATACAGAATACTGTATCTTTGCAGCGTGTTTAAGATTAAACGCGCGGCCAAAGATAGTGAAAAAGGCCGAGAATTACAAATTTTAGCAATTAAAGAATATGAACGATAAGGAATTTGCATTGAATGCGGCGATGAACAGAATGCGCAAGAAGTTGAACCATCTGACGGGTGACATTGAAAGTTGGAAAGAGGACATGGTGAATGACTATGCTGAGTTTTTCCGCTGGCACGCTGACGATCTGTATGAAGCAATGGCTGCAAAGGCGATACTGGAGCCTGTGTATGAGACGGCCAAGGAACTTGGTCTTGCGGCACTTGAGGAGTCTTTGCGTCACAATATAGAACACCTGACAGACGACCTGGTGTATGGTGATTTAGAGCGTCAGAGCACAGGGAAGATGAGCAACATGGCATACGGACTGGAGCTGAAGGCGAAACAGAAGATGATACAGTTCTTCGGTGCAGTCCAGACGGTAATAGCCGAGGGTAAGAAGATTGAAGGATAACACGGAAGCCCCTGGGGCGGCCTCGGATGACGGCGGGAAAGACCGCAGGAGTGGCAGGTTTGCCATGCGCTGTATGGCCATGTGGGGTTCGACTCCCCTACACTCCACGAACAAAAGTAATAACGAACTAAAAACAGAGGACAATGAAAAGAGTGATAACAGTAACCCGCTCCCAGCGGGAGTTTTTGGCAAAGGCCTTCGGCGTGACGAAGGAGATGGTGAGCTACGCATTGAACTTTCACCCGGTGAAGGGTCAGAGCGACCTGTCAAAGAAGATACGCAGCCTTGCCGTTCAGCGTGGCGGTTTTGAGCTTGTTACGGCTCCTACGAGCGAGGTGGTGCATGACGCAGACAACATGATGCGCCAACACTTCGAGAACGGCTGGATGTGGGAAGGCGACAAGAACACGGGCGTACTGGAGTTGAAGGACGAGAAAGGCGACGTGGTGGAACGCATCGAGCACGCTGGGTTTACAGACATCAAGACCGTGCAGGAGAAGGTGGAAGCCATGTGCTGCGCCACTATGTAAGGAGAGAACCGCAAGAAGGAAAACAAAGATAAAAGGAAATGGAGTACTACAACAAGATATTGTGCGTGACGTTTGCCGAGCTGACGGGCGGCAGAGACCCCGTGATGAAGGCGAACACGCTGAAATGCAACGTGCAACGCTGCAACATAGCGTGTGCACGTCGTGGCGGCGGCGAGGGGACTCAGGCACTGTATGTATGGAGCAGTATTCCGGAGAAGTACAGACGGCGGTTTGTGGCGACATACGGCGACCCAGAAGAAAAGATGCGAGAGGCTATGACGAAGGCGAGCATAAAGATAGATGCGAAGGCGCGTGAGTATTACGAAGCCTACACCTATATGGACAAGGACGGGCAGGAGCGCCACCTGACGGAGAAGATGATAGAGGAATATACCATCAACGCCTCGGTGCTTGGCGAGCTGGAGAAGATGGCGGCAAGACGCCAGGCCATCCGCAGCAGTCTGAACGCTCCGATGTCGGGTGCGTGGGACTTGATACTTGACAGTTCGGAACGTATGCGCGAGAGCTACGGACACACGCTTCCGGGCACATTGGCGCGACTGAAGACGCGACTGAAAGCTTGGAAGGCCGATGGCTACCAGAGCGTGGTGAGCGGCAAGTTGGGCAACTCCTCGGCACTGAAGATAACCGGTGACTTTCTGAAACTGATTGTGGCTCTGAAGCGTAGCAAGGTGCCGGTGTATACCGACGCGCAGCTGTTTGAAAAGGCGAACGAGATAGCTGAGGAAAGAGGCTGGAAGCCGATAAGAAGCCTGAGCGGTATGAAGAAATGGCTGAACAGCCCTGCGGTGGAGCCTTTATGGTATGACGCCGTATATGGCGAGCAGGCCGCCCGTCAGCGTTACGGCAGAAAGCACAAGACTGCACTTCCGACACGCAGGGACACGCTATGGTATGGTGACGGCACGAAGCTGAACCTTTACTATAGGGACGAGCAGGGCAAGGTGCGGACGACCCAGGTGTATGAGGTGATCGACGCGATGAGCGAGGTGCTTTTGGGCTACTGCATCAGCGACACAGAGGACTATGAGGCCCAATACCACGCCTACCGCATGGCAATCCAGAAGAGCGGCCATAAGCCTTATGAGATTGTTTATGACAACCAGGGCGGCCACAAAAAGCTGGATTCTGACGGCTTTATCGGGAAGATCTGCAGGGTGCACCGCCCGACACAGCCCTACAACGGCGAGTCGAAGACGATAGAGAGCGTGTTCGGACGGTTTCAGGCTCAGGTGCTGCACAAGGACTGGCGCTTCACGGGTCAGAACGTGACGGCGAAGAAGGCGTCGAGCCGCCCGAACGTTGAGTTTATCGAAGCCAACAAGGACAGTCTGTACACTCTGGAGGAGCTGAAAGATGCCTATGCCGCAGCCCGTAAGGAATGGAACGAGGGTGTGCACCCTGCCACCGGCGAGCGTAGGATAGACATGTATGAGAAGAGCGTGAACGAGGAGACCCAGGAAGTGACGCTGCACGACATGGTGGACATGTTCTGGGTATTTACGAAACGCATGGCGACGTTCACGGACCAGGGACTGCAGGTTACGATCAAAGGCGAGAAACGGCAGTACGAAGTGTGCTCTTCGCCCGGCGTACCCGACCACGAGTGGCGAAGGAAACACACCTACGAGCGTTTCATCGTGGCTTACGACCCTTACGACTTTGCGAGCATAAGACTCTATACAAAAGGCACAGACGGCTCGCTGCGCTTTGAGCGGACGGCAGAACCCTACATACTGATACACCGCGCCCTGCAAGACCAGCAGGGGACGGACGATGCGAAGTTCATCCGCCAGGAGCTGGAAGCCAACTTTCAGGACCGTATAGAGCGGACGGTGGCTGGCCGGACGATAGCCGCCGAGCATGGCACGGACGCGGAGCAGCAGGGTCTGCACAGTCCGAAGCTGAAGGGCACGACGGCAGCCGTGCAGCGGCAGATAGACCACCGCATGGAGCGTTACTCGCAGCCGCCTGAGCAGTACCAGCTGGGAAGACACACGAAATCGCTGAGCCTTGACGACTGGCTGGACGTGATGGAGGGCGGTGATGATGGCGACACGCCGAGAATACCGCTTCCGATGGAGAAGAAGATTGCATCAAAACTGTAGAATCAATAAAAACAAACGATATGAACGAGAAACAGAAAGAGCAGATACGCGAGGCCCTGCGCCTCTATGTGATGAAATATCCGAGCCAAAACAAGGCAGCAGCCAGTCTGGACGGTACGAGTGCGGGCACGGTAAGCTCGGTGCTGAGCGGCAAGTGGGAGAATATCAGCGACGACATGTGGCGAAAGATAGCCTCGCAGGTGGGAACCGCCACCCCTGGTGCTTGGCAGATGGTGGAGACCACGGCAGCAAAGGAGATGGCCTATGCGATGACTGACGCCCAGGAATGGAAGAACGTGACCTGGGTGGTGGGCGAAGCCGGATGCGGCAAGACCACGGCAGCGCGGCTTTACGAGCGTGAGCACAGCGGTGCCTACTACATTCTGTGCTCGGAAGACATGAAGCGCAGCGACTTTATCCGCGACATTGCGAAGAAGATAGGTCTGAGGACTGACGGTATGACGATAAGAGACATGCTTGACGCAATCATCGGCGCGCTGATACAGACGGAGAACCCGGTGCTGCTGTTCGATGAAGCTGACAAGCTGACGGAAAGGGTGTTCCACTACTTCATAGACCTATATAACAGGCTTGAGGACAAATGCGGCATCGTGTTTTTCTCGACCTCTTATATCAAGCGCAGGATGAAGATGGGACTGCGTTATGACAAGAAAGGCTATAACGAGATACATTCCAGGATAGGACGCAAGTTCTTCGAGCTGGAGCAGACAAGTCCGAACGACGTTTATGCGATCTGCGTGGCGAACGGACTGACCGACCGCAAGAAGATAGCTGAGGTGGTGAAGGACGCCGAGCAGTATGACTTCGACCTGCGGAGGGTGAAGAAAGGTGTACACAGAGTGAAGCAGATGGACGCTTGAACGGTGTTCAAATAACATTCAAACGATATGAAAAGAGCGATAAGCGTGAGCGAGCTGCTTGCGATGAAGAAGCAGACCTACAAGCTGAGCGACGAGTGGCGCGAGGCGTTTGGCGAGCCTGAGCGGAACGGAGTGTGGTTCGTGTGGGGTCGAAGCGGAAGCGGCAAGACGAGTTTCGTGCTGAAGCTGTGCAAGGAGCTATGCCGATTCGGGCGAGTGGCTTATGACAGTCTGGAGGAAGGTTCGAGCCTGACGATGAAGAACGCCTTTATACGAGCCGGGATGCAGGACGTGGCACGCCGAATGGTGCTGCTGGATGCCGAGAGCATGGAGGACCTTGACAAGCGGCTGTCGAAAAGGAAAAGCCCCGACACGGTGGTGATAGACTCCTACCAATATACGGGCATGAGCTTTGAGGACTATCTGGCTTTCAAGGCCCGGCATCCCAACAAGCTGCTCGTCATCATCAGCCAGGCCGAGGGCACACGCCCAAAGGGGCGTACAGCGGTGAGCGTGATGTTTGATGCCTCGCTGAAGATATGGGTGGAGGGATATAGAGCCATATCGAAGGGGCGATATTTCGGGGACAAGGGCTACTACACCATCTGGGCGGAGCGAGCTGAAGAATATTGGACCAATAACGACAAGAAGCAATGAGTAAGGACATGAACGACTACCGGCAGGGCGACACGATATACATCCTGCTGAAGAAGAGCCAGGCGGAGAGCGTGATGAACGAATGGCTGGAGGGTAACTGGCAATGTGACCTGACGGCACACCGCAGCCAGAAGAACAAAGGTTGTGTGGTGCTGGAAACTACCGACCTGATGTTTGCGGCACGGATTATCCAGTGGCACACTTATGAGAAAGTAACATATAAACGCGAGAAACAATGAGCAGTAAGCATCGAATGATATGGCTGACGCCACCAGTTTACGGCAGCAAGGAAGAACGGATTGAGAGCCGAGGATATACTTGCGAATACTGTCATGGTCAGGGCGGTTTTTTAGGCGACCGGAACAGCCCGAACGACAGCGAATGGAAAATCTGCCCCGTGTGTGAGGGCAGCGGCAAGATGGACGCCGAAGTGACCATCAAGTGGAAACCAAGTAAAACGGAAAAGAAATGATATATATTGGGATATTGACCGTAACAACGAATGTCTATGGTTCGCGCAGGACTTTACGCTTCGGCATTGTTCTTGACAAGAAGCGGAAAGGCATAGAGGATAAAATAAAAGAGACGTACCGCAAGAAGTTTGAGGAAAAGATGCAGGAAGTCGGTCTTCCAGCATCGGCTTGCAAATTGTCTTTTAGGTTTGAAACGACACTGCTTGCAGATATAGACCTTGCATTTTTTGAAGATAAAGCAACTGTAAATCCAATAAACATCAATGAAAATGGAAATACTGACAAACATTAAAATGTGGCTTAGCACAAAGCGCAAGGCCCATAGAGAAAGAAAGGCTGCACAGAAGGCTGCTGCCTTAGTGAGAGAGAGCGAAGCGATAGTTCAGGCTCGCGAGTTCAGCGGTGAGGTGTATGTGTGTTTCAACAACGTGCCTATACTGCCAGCCGACGGGCTGACCTGGGACGTGCCGACGACACTTGCCGTGGCGAGAGAGGCGTGGCTGAAATGGAAAGAGAAGGAGGCGGAGCATGAACCACGTCGATAACTACGGGAAGTTCTACAAGCTGCTGAAGCTACTTCCCGGCGCAGACAAGGAGACCTTGGTGCGGCAGTTTACCAACGAGAGAACCGAGCACCTGCGGCAGATGACCCAGACGGAGTATGAGCTGATGTGCAAGGAAATGGAACGTGTGGCAGGCTACGACGAACGGCGTGCCGCTCTGCTGAAGGCGAAGCGCAAGGCGCGTAGTGGCGTGCTGCATCAGATGCAGCTGTGGGGTGTGAACACGGCAGATTGGAAAGCCGTGGACCGCTTCTGCGAGGACAAACGGATAGCGGGCAAGGCATTCCGCTTCCTGGACAGCGTGGAACTGTCAGACCTGAACACGAAACTGCGTGCCATGAACCGCAAGAAGAAAGAAAACGAGTAATGAACCCATAAAAAGAAAAGACAATGGAAACAAAGAACGAGACAGTAGACCCCTTGAAGGGTATGACAAAGGAGCAGCGTGCCGAGCTGTTAGCACGGCTGCAGACCGAGGCCAAGAACGACCGCATGGCGAAGCGCGAGAGCTACGAGGCACTGCGTGGGCAGTTTATGCATGACGTGCTGGGCAGAGTGGAGAACTTGGAGAGTGAGGTTTCGGGATTCAAGAAATGGCTTGATGACGAGGTGACAGCTTTCACGAAACTCATGCGCGAGTATGGCGCTGTGAAGAACGAGAGCCAGCAGAGCTACACGATCACTGACGGGGACTTCAAACTTGAGGTGAAGTTTAACAAGGTGAAGGGCTTTGACGAGCGTGCAGACCTCGCAGCCGAGCGCCTTGTGGACTATCTGAAGCGCTATATGGAGGCGAGCGAGAAGGGTGTGGAGGACCCGATGTATCAGATGGCGATGACGCTTCTGGAGCGCAACAAGACGGGTGACCTGGACTACAAGAGCATCTCGAAGCTTTATGAGCTGGAGGACCGCTTTGACGAGGAGTATGCAGAAATCATGCGTCTGTTCAAGGAAGCCAATGTGGTTCAGGCCACGGCGACGAACTACTACTTCTCTAAGCGCAATCCAGAGAACGGCGTGTGGAGCCGCATAGAGCCGAGCTTCTGCAGGTTGTGATGATGTGCTGGGCCTTTTTGAGCCTTTCTGAGCCTTTGGAGGGCGCAAGATGAATAAAGCCACCTAAATATGAGCGATTTAGGTGGTTTTTTGCTTGCGGTTTAAGGGAAAAAGTTTATTTTTGCAGACTATGAAAAAAGGAAGGAATAAAGAGCTGATAAAGCTGAGGGACGAGGCTCTGTACCGCCGTTACTATTACTGGACGGAGGTGCAGCGCCTACGTTTTGATGATGCCCTGAAGCTTCTTTCAGAACGTGAGTTCTTTATTTCTGAAGAGCGCATCATGAGCATCATCAGACGCAAATGCAGGGAGGGCGGTATGGTAAACGTGAAGCCACTGCCGAAGGTGAAAGTTCCTCGGCTTACCGCGAGCCAGCTGGAGCTATTCCCGACGCTGTGAGAGAAGAGCAGACTCGTCGTGGATGGTGAACGAAAAGATGTACTCATAGACCTTTATGCCACCGGGCATAGAATAGAAACGCGACTTGGTGCGTATCATCGGCGACATATATCCGAATGGGCGGAAACACTGCAATGCGGTGTAGAGGCTGTTTGCCATTTGCAAACGCTCTGCCACCTTTGACTCGGTTCCCGATCCGTAGTGCGTGTCGTCATAGCAATCGACGGCGAGACGTACAGAGAACTGCACCTGCCCCTTCTGGGCTCCCATGCCGACATTAGTCCAATCGGCTTCGAGATTGCCGATGAGGACGCACGGAAAGGTGACCGGGTAGGCATCTTCCTCAATGCCTGCCTCCAACTGACCACAGTCTTCGTCAACGAGTGAGAGACCGGTCATTTTGTTAGTGATGAGTTCGATAATGAGTTTGAACAATTCTTCCATAATGATTTTATTTTTCTGAGTTTAATATCTTGATAATTTCCTGTTTTGTGCGTTCGTGTATCATGTCCTGCAGCTCGCGGCTATCTCCGAGGAACTGTCGCTGTGGGATATGTACGGAGAGTTTCTTCTTTTTTGTGAGAGCGAGGGCACGCCACTTCTGTGCAAGTGGATTTGCAGCAGCCTCGTCGGTACGCTTCTTTTTGCTTTTCTTGGAGGCGTTGCGCTTGATGCCCGCCTCGCGATAGAACATGGCCCATGCGAAGCGTCGCATCTTAGGCGTGACAGAGGGGTGCAGCGTTCCTCCCCAGTTGTGTATGGGAGCATATAGCAGGTCGTTTGCCACCTTGACGCGATAGTCTGACGGCGTGTATTTTATGGACGCGAACAGATGGTTGCGTGAGGAAAGGAGCGGTCCATAGCGCGATGCTGCCGTCTTGCCTCCTGCGAGCTGCCTCCCGGTAGTTTGCCAATGGTGGACCCCACCATTGACAAAGGCACTGATGCGGAAACTGTTCTGAAAGAAGTCCTTTGCCATGCGTCCTGCAATGACGGGGAGGCGCCTTCGCATAAGATGGTCGATTTGCTTACTATGCGATTTTAGTTGTTTTGAGAAATCCTTTAATTCCATACCATTGGGAATAAGACGTAAAACATGAGTGCTGCGATGATGCCGCCGAGAACGGTGCAGAGCCAGTCTGTCCAGTCCCAGAGGTTGCCATTTAGGCGGTCTTTGAGTTCGAGGCACGATGCAGCGACGGCTGCGGCATATATGGCAGCATAGAAAGAACCGGCAAGTGTGGCGACGATGAAGCCACCGATGAGATGCTTGTATCGGTTAGACGCTGCGAAAAAAGAGAAAAATTTGTTCATAACGCTTGTTTATTAAATTATTATTATTAACTTTGCGACAGCTTCGATGAGAAGTTAGCATGTGCTACGGCACGTTGCATCGCGGGGAGGTCTGCAAAGGCTTCCCCGTAGTTATTTTTAGTTGTAGTAGAATTTACGGTCTTTATAGAACAATCTGACATTGCCTTTTTCGTAAATCCAAACCTCGTTGACTTCCTGTCCTGGCAAATGTATTCTTGCCATGACCGCTTTTCGTATGAAGCGGTCGGAGCATCCCTTTGTATTATTGATAACAACACGTGAGGACTGCTGTAGTCCATGGGATAGCATGTGTCCGACTTTCTTTTTGTTCCACGGCTTGACAAAGCCCTCATACTCGTAGAATACGCCATCGACAGAGAAGTCGGGGCATTTGTTTTCGTATTTTGTACCAATGAGCGAACCATAAATTTGTTTGTATTCCTCGGACTTGCAGTGTAATCGCGGAGTCATACGAACCTCGTGTCCCATTTTTGCGAGCTGTAGGCAGATGCGCTTCATGTCCTTGTAGTCGGCTTTGTCCTTGTCGATGTCGGGATGCACATATAGTTTGCCCCCATTTTTGAAATTATGCTCCAACTTAAAACCGTCTGATGACATACGACTTATGCAGGCGTTGATGTACGGGCAGTTATAGCAGTCCTTTGCCCTATTGGTAAAGACGCTGCGCAGTGTGTCCTTGAATCCCGGCTTGTAGAAACTACATGAGGCGCATGATTTTGGGAAGTAGGGATGCGACTGTGCGAACACAGCCCCGTCAGTTCCTGGATTGGAATCGAGTCCGGGCTGCGGATTGCTTGCCTTGTCGGAAGAAGGCGTAGCAGTGCATGGTTCGTCGGTGGATGTAAGCGAGCATTTGCAGTTCCATCGGTCGCCCGGTCGGTGTTCGTTCCAGAACGGGTCGTTGATGGGTCGGACCGTGTTCCAAAAGAGCTGATGGTCGGCGCCCGGATTGGGCGATGTGGATGGCATCCATTTGAGGTTGGGCAGTACGTCTGCCTCCCGTAGGAACTGTTGCCAGTCGGCTGCCTGGTGTGCCCGAATAACCGCCGTGTCGTATTCGGTGCGCAGCCATGCCCCACACTGATGCGAGGCGATGGGCAGAACATCGTTTGCCCACTGATTGAACGGCTTTAAATCGCCGTTTGAATCGGTGAGAAGTCTTGCCATATCAGATTGCATACGGTGGACCTTGAAGGCAGAGAAGACCTCGTTGGAATGGCGTAGCGCCTGACGGAAGTCGTCATCCAGGTCGGGCACATCGGCTGCAGCCATGCCCTGGGCTGTAGCCTCATTGAATCTGCGCAGGATGGCACGGAACAGTTCGGGCGAAAGGTCGGTGGGAGACTGCGCCTTGCCCCGACGGTAGATGTCGTGGAGAACCTGCGCGATGAAATCGTCGGAGAACTCCATGGACGCAGCCACATCGTCAGCCTTGGCCTGGTAGAGATTGTTGACTACCACTCTAAATCCGCCCCGCCCGGTTGCGGGGCTTTTGCGAAAAAAGAGCGCAGCCAGTTTTTGAAAGACTTTTTTTGTTTGGGCGACGGTTCGGAGTTCTTTTTGTCGTCGCTGTTTTCGGGTTCGTCATCATCATCGGCAGGGAGCTGCTGATTGGCAATGGAGGCAAGTACCTCCTTTTTTTGTTGCTGTTCGGCTTTCAGCTTGTCGTAATCGGCAGGTTTTTCGACACCGAACTCCTCGTAGAGATAGTCGTCGGAGACCGGTAGCTGGAAGTTGGCTCGCAGCTGCGTGAGTATGTTCATCTTTGTGGAAGGGTCGATGTCCTTCTGCTCGGGGAAACAGAACTCTCCGCCAAAGGTATTGATGCCCATGCGCTGGAATATGTCCGTCATGTCGTAATTGAGCACATCGAGGATGTATCGTCGGTCGGCCTGCGCCACTCGGTCCTCCACCTTCTTGTGTACGGTGCCGAGCGCCTGCGTTCCGTTTTCGGATGATTCGGTGGTGAGCGTGTTTCCGAGTATGAGCTTTGAAATCTCGTTGTTGCAGCGCTCACAGAATCTCTCGTAGACATCTGCCGACCCCGTCTTGTTGCCCGCCTCAACGAGGTTTAGCGTGGTGTCCTTGCCATGCACGAAAACTGCGAGCGAGCCGGCATTGTATGCATCGTCGATGGCTCGCTGTCGTGAGTCCTCGTCATCGGTCTCGTAAGTGTACTCCTGAATGGGCATGCCAAAGACCTCGGAGAACTGTGACCAGTCGCCCGTGGTGTTGCGCTTGTATATGACCCATGGTGCAGCCTTGGCGAGGAGTCCGAGGTCAGAAGGCGATCCGATGAAAAGCAGGTCGGGGTATTCGTCCCATGAGGTGCCGGTGATGTCGGTCTGACGTCGTAGTATGAGTCGGCGCACCGGGTCGGCGTGCTTTCTTGGGATGAGGTCGTAATCGACCCATTCGCCCTGGCGATAGAACTGGCAGAGGGAAAAGCCCCACATCTTTGCATCTATAATGTCGGTGACGAGTCGTGAGAACCATGGTGACTTAATCTGCTCGTTGACTGCCTCGTCGGGCTTGCCGTCTCTCCAGAACTCGATGTCGGCACATAGTACGGCATTGCGTCGTTTCTCGATGACGCAGGAGAGGTGTGTGTCCATGAGTATGTCAGAGTAAAGGTCGTAGAGTTTGTATCGTCGCGAGAAATCGACATCCTCAGCTGCCCGGACAGCCGAAGTGAAGTCGGCGATGTCGATGCCGAAGCGCTTTGGCTGCGTGAGCACAATGACATTGGGGTGCTGCTGTCCCTGCTGGGGAATGTTTCCGCCTATGGTGATTTTGCCCTTTGGGGCTTTGCTATACTTTCGTTTTGTCATAATCAGAATTTTTAATTGTCAGTTACCAGTGATTGACCCGTTTGGGGTTGCTTTTCAAGCGGAATGGCGCATGTGCTGCACGCACCTCCTCGGGCAGGAGCGGTGCCCCCTGGATGGAGATGTCCTCTGCGGCGACCGCCTTCATCCACTCGACTGCCCGGTCGTAGCGGTCCTTGCGCAACTGTGAGAGTTTCTGCGGGTTGTGAATACAGAAGATGTGGTATACGGCGATGTCTATGACCATCATGAGTACGAGCTGGAGTCGATCGGCCCCAGTGGCCGCGAAGATACGGTCGCAGTCGTATCGTTTGGAGAGATAGCACCTCATTTCGGCGATGGCCCGATCCTCACAAATCTCGATGACCGATTCGTCGGCTCTGGTGAGCGCATCGAGAATCTCTCGGTGAATGGAGGCATCGTAGTCGGAAAGTTGTACGAATTGGCTCATATATACATTGTTTAGAATTTATAATCTTCGTTTGTTGCGTGTGCGTATGTCGGCACGCGAGCGTGTGACCGGTGGTTCTGCCCTGTGCTGAATTTCGTCGATGATGCGATTGCCGCCCTCAACGGCATCAGGACCGTCGGCCGGATAGCGTAGTGAGAGGGTGAAGAGCGTGAACTGGTCGAGGAGTTCCTTCATGTGGGGATTGTCGCGTTCCGCCTCGTTGAGTATGAGATTACCGGCACGGTTCATCGGTTCCAGATTGGCCTCGATGCGTGTTGCCTTGTCGGTTTTCTTCTCCTCGTCTCCTCGTATGTAGAGCTGTACGCCCTGCTCGCGTCGCACCTTGGCGACGAGCGGCTTAAATACCTGCTGAAAGAACGGGTCCTGCAGTTTGTTGTTCTCCATGTAGCAATAGACAGGAGCACGCCCTCCGACAAATGCGAGCAGCTGCACATACCAGTCGATGAACTCGGCATTGAGCGCCTGAGCCAAAAACGTCTTTATGACGTACAGCTTGCCTGAGAGCTTGCCGAGGAGTGAGACCGTCTTGAACGACTTGCCTTTTTTGCCCTTGCCTTCGCCCGGAGCGGGGTCGCCGTAAGCCACGAGGAACTTGAACTTGGAGAGCTGTGGCACCTTTCCGAACGCCATTTCGGAGAATATCTCGCCCTCTGAGATGGGGTTGTTGAAGTACTCGCCCTGCGCTGACTTCTTGGAAATCTTGGCGAGAACACGGTCGATGTGCTCCTCAGAGTTTTTCTCGGGCCATGTGGAGTGTCCGTCCTTGTCGCGGATATTAACGATGTCCCAATGGTCGGCCATTGCTCCTGCGCGTACGACACAGCAGTCCTTGGCGATGATGTTGCCGCAGAAGAGCACCAGTGTAGGCTCAGAGACGGAGCGCGTTGGGTAAAGCGCCTTCTCCCACCAGTCCCATCGTTTCTGTATGATGTCGGGATTGAGCGTGTCCTGGTCTGTGTCGAAGTCATCGACAATCAATACATCCGGGCGTACGGCATCCTTTCTGGAGCCACGTGGTGACTGTCCTGCACCGAGTGCCCGGAATGCCACGCCCTGCTTGGTGATGAACTCGTCCTCCGTCCATGAGCCGACGGACTGCTGCTTTCCGTAGTAGGCGATGATGCGCCCGTTGGCCTCGAGGTTGGCCCGGAACGGGTCGAGCAGGCGGACGGCATTGTCGAAGGAATTGGATGTGAGTATGACATTTCGTTTAAGCCCGGTGAGTGTGAGGTACATGATGCAGAACATGGCACAAGTGGACTTGGCGAGTTCTCGGCTCCATGAGATTACCTCGAACCACTCGGGATTGGAGAGAATGCGTCGTATGGCCCTTTTCTGAAAAGGTGCGAACTCATACTGTGCGAAGTTCGGGAAAAAGAATTTTATCCATTCGAGCGGGCGTGCTTCAAGCCATGCACGGTGCTTCTGTATTTCGGCCTGTGACATGGAGCGATCGACGGGCGTTGCGCGCGCGATGTTGTCCTTGAACTTTTCCCAGTTTTGTAGTGCTATACGGTCAGTCTGTTTCATACGCTGTTAGAGTTTGTCCTTGATGTAAGCGTCGAAAAGCGAGGTTAGCTCCTTTGCCTTGTCGAGGTCGGATGGTCGCATCCACTCGATGACATCAGTGAGCACAGCGATGCGGTCGGCGATGCCCACCTCTTGCTCCATGTTTCGTATTGCTGATGTGAGCTTCACGATAGTGTCAGCCTGCTTAGCATCAGGGTATCGTTGCCCCTCTGGTTTGAGCTGTATTGCGTTGTTGACTTCGGCCACCTGACGATAGAGGCTTTGTACCTGCTCACGTCGTGTGAGCGTGAGTCCGACCTTCTGTTCCTCCCATTTGCCGCCGCGGCACCAGTTTGAGACTGTGACGCGTGACACTCCCACACGGTCGGCAATCTCCTGCTGTGTGAGGTTTTCTCGGAGATAAAGCGTGCGAGCCCACTCTTTTTTCTGTGTATTGGTTAAATCTGCCATTGAAAAATCTGTTTATAATGTGAATAAATGCAGTGCAAAATTACCGTGAAAAGGAGTGAATCCGAGCGAGTGAAAAGCATGATGACAAGTTGCGGCGTTATGATGCCGGTATAACGTTTCATGATAAAACAGGGGGTATGGAATGAGGTTGGAAAGCCATTAACTTTGCAACCGCAACATGGGCAAACTGCCCGACAAAGAAGGAGACAATGAGCAAATATTTCAATATCAAGAAAGCGGCGAGCGTGAGCACCATCTACATGTATGGCGACATCGGCTACGAGGTGGCGAGCGGTCAGATAGCCGCCGAGCTGGCAGCCTGCGCCGAGGAGAGTGAGCGTATAGACATCCGCATCAACTCGAACGGCGGCGACGTGTTCAGCGGTATAGCCATCTACAACGCCATCCGCCAGAGCAATGCAGACATACGTCTTTACGTGGACGGTGTGGCGGCGAGCATGGCGAGCGTGATAGCGCTGTGCGGCAAGCCAGTGGAGATGAGCCGGTATGCGCGTCTGATGCTTCACAGCGTGAGCGGTGGCTGCTACGGCAACAAGCAAGAGATGGCGAAGTGCATCGCGGAGATAGAGAGCCTGGAGGACAGTCTGGGCGAGATGTACGCCCAACGCATGGGCATGAGCAAAGAAGAAGTGAAAGCCCAATACTTTGACGGGACAGACCACTGGCTGACGGCGCAGGAGGCCCTGCAGATGGGTCTGATAGACGGCATTTATGATGCGGACCCCGTGGCTGAGGACAGCACTCCAGAGGAGATATACACAACATTCAACAACCGGCTCAGGAACGAGCCACAAAAAGCGAACGATATGACATTAGAAGAACTGAAGAAACAGGCGCAGTTTAAGGACTGCAAGAGTGATGAAGAAGTGGTGGCGAGGGCTCAGCACTATGCGACCCTTGCCGGCAAGGCACAGACCTTGGAGGACGAGAACAAAGAGCTGAAGAAGAAGCTGAAGGGCTTTGAGGACAAAGCCGAGGCAGACGCAGAGGCTGAGCGCAAGGAACTGCTGGACGCAGCTGAGCAGGACGGCCGCATCAATGCTGAAAGCCGCCCGACCTTCGAGAACATTCTGAAGGGAAACATGGACGAGGGCAAGAAGGTGCTTTCCGCACTGACCCCGAAGCGCAAGGTGATGAACGACCTTCATGTGCAGCCCGGCGTGAGCGACGGCCCATGGGAGCAGCGCCAGAAGCAAATCAGGGAAGCGCGCATGAAGCGCCAGTTCCAGTAAAGGACGAGAGAGACAGAAGAACCATAAAAAGGAAAACAAATGGCAATAGTAGTAAAGAACACGAACTACAACGGCGAGGTGCTGGAGCGCATCCTGACCGTTGCGACCACGGGCAACGAGCTTGTGGACAAGGGACTCATCATGGTGATTCCCGGTGTGGAAAAGAAAATCAGCGTGCCACGCCTAAAGGCGGGCAAGATGCTGCAGAAGCGCAAGGAAGACCCTCAGAAGAGCGATGCCCAGGGCGACTTCAATTACAGCGAGCAGACCTTGGAGCCCCACGACTTCATGGCGTTCACGGTGTTTAACCCACGAGCTTTTGAGCAGATATGGAGAAAGTGGCAGCCTAAGGGCAACCTGGTGTTTGCGGAACTTCCTCCCGAGGCCCAGAACGCTCTTCTGGAGGCGCTGTCGAAGCAGGTGCAGTTTGAGCTTGGCAACCTGTTTGTGAACGGCGAGTATGTGAGCGGTGGCACCGACGACCAGCTGATGGACGGCATATTGACGCAAGCAGCCAAGGCAAACGACGTAATTGTGGTGAACCCTGAGGGCCCCACCTCGATGATAGACCGCTTGTATGCTGTGCGCAACGCCATCCCCAAGGCGATGCGCGAGAACCCGAACCTGCGCATTCTGATGAGCGTTGATGACTTTGACCAGTACGACAAGGAACTGACAGAGCGCGAGCACAAGAACTCTAACGAGAGCGAGGTGAACAGCAAGCGCTTCAAGGGCATCGCCATCGAGACTGTGGCCGCCTGGCCAGACTCGCTCATCATGGCGACGCTGTGCTCGCCCGATGCGGACGGCAACTTCTTCGCTGCGGTGAACCTTCAGGACGACGAGAACGTGATCCAGATAGACAAGCTGAGCAACCCATCGGAGCTGTACTTCTTCAAGCTGCTGATAAAGGGCGACACGAACGTTGGCTTCGGCGAGGAGATTGTGGTGATGGACTGGAGAAAGACCAAGAAGTTCAATTACGTGCCCGAGGGATAGAAACTGGGAACGGCGGAGTGCGTGGAACCGCCTCCGCCCTGGTAACAAATACAACTAAAATAAAAAAAAGATTATGGCAGAGAAAAAGACAGTGAGTGTGAAGGTCGTGGCAAAGTTTCGCGACAAGGAAGACCTGAGCGTGGTGCACGAGGCAGGTGAGGTGCTTGAATTTGAGCAGGATCGTGCCCATGACGTTGTGGAACGCGGTTTGGCAGAGTATGCTGACCCCATCGGCTAGGCTATGGCAAGGATGAAATATCTGGTGCTGCACTGCACAGCCACGCCAGAAGGCCGTGAGGTAAGCTCTAAAGAGATACGCCACTGGCACACTGACCCGGTGAAGAAGGGCGGCAGGGGCTGGAAGCAGGTGGGTTACACCGATTTGTTCCATCTGGATGGAACAGTGGAGCGCCTGGTGAAGAACAACGAGGATGCGGAGGTGGACCCCTGGGAGGTGACCAACGGTGCTGCGGGCTATAACTCGGTGAGCCGCCATGTGGTGTATGCCGGCGGTCTGGCAAAGGACGGCAAGACGGCCAAGGACACGCGCACGGCGGCACAGCTGAAGGCTATGACTGACTACGTGAGGAACTTTCATGAAAGGTTTCCACAGATCAAGATTGTGGGTCACCGTGACCTGCCAGGCGTGACTAAAGCCTGCCCGAGTTTTGACGTGAAGGCATGGTTAGAGAGCATCGGCATCAGGCAGTAAGGAGAGTGTGAAAACAGAGTAAATAACGAATAAAGAGAAAACAAGGATGGCGGACACAGAAATCATGCAAATCCTGCAGTGGGCTATACCCTCGGGCGGCATAGGTGCCGCCATCGCTTGGGTTGCGAACCGCAAGGTGAAGGAGGCCGAGACGGCGAAGAGCGTGCATGACACCTACAAGGTGATGTACGAAGACGTATCGACGCTGCTTGTTGAAACGCAGAAGAAATATGAAGAGACGACAAAGATCACAGAGAAACTGGTGGCTGAAAACAACCTCACGCGACGTGCTGTCAACCGTCTGTCGCGTGCCATTGAGGCTATTCAGCTATGTCCTCACAGGGCTGCTTGTCCTGTCAGCAGCGAGCTGCAGCTCGACGAGACAGACGGTGAGGTCGGAAAACAAAGTGTCGGCAAGCGCAGTGCGAAAGGACAGCGCAAGCACCGCGACGAGCGTGATGAAGGCGTGGTGGACGGCACCGGTGAAGGCGGACACGGCATTGCTGGAGATAGCGCTTGACTCCGGTCTGTGGCGACTGCCTGAAGGAGCGAGCTATGCTGCGAGCTCGGGCCGTGCGCACGTGAAGGCGAGTGTGAAGCAGAACGCGGGCGGCAAGCCTCCTACCCTGGTGATAGAGAGCGGCTGCGACAGTTTGGCGCGTCTGTGTGCGTATTATGAGGCGGAGAACGAGCGCCTGAGCGTGAAGAACGCTCATCTTCAGGACAGTGCTCAAACGGCGGTTGAAGAACGTTCGAAAGAGCGAGGGTTGTGGTGGGTGGACTGGTGTGTATTTATTGCAGGCGGAATAGTCTGCACGGTAATAACAATTTTAACAATGAAGATTTATGAACGATTTTATGTACGGCCTGGCGGTCGTTAAGGTAGGCGAAAAAAAGCTTGGCTACATCGAGGAAAACAGCTTCAAGCTGAACGGTGCGAAGGGCGAGGTGACGAAGATCAACGCTGCCCAGAAGCATGGCGGCCCTGTGCTTGTGATTCCGAAGTCGAACGGCACGATAGCTCCGAGCTTTGACCTTATCCAGATGGACTACGAGAACATGGCAGCTCTGATGGGCGGTGTGGTGAAGAAGACGGCGGAGAAAGCGACGGGCTGGGAAGCTCCATCGGATCTGGTGCAGATAACGAGTCCACTGACGATACAGACGGACTCGTCGCACGAGATAAACATCCGGAAGGCTTTCATCTCGGCATACATTGACGGCGACCTGAACTTGGACAGTGTGTCGAAGGTGAAGGTTGAGGTTGAGGTGATGATTCCGGACGACGGTAGCAAGCCTTACAGCATTGATGATGTGGCTGGATAGATAAACACCGAGAGCGATGAAGGACAGCCATATTGAGAAGAAGGCAGCGGAGGCACTTTTGGACGTGGGTGTCTCCGTTCCTTTTAAGGAGTTGCGTCTGCCGTGGCGCAAGGAGGCGATACGTCTGCGTTTCAGGATGGGCCGTCCGCGTCTTGGCGGTCAGATACGTATAGCTCGTCTGTTTGCGGGCCTGAACGTGACTCACGCGGAGCTGGAGGCGATGACAGAGGCTGAGCGTCTGGCTTGGCTTGGGGAGCACGGTCGCACTGTGAGCCGGATTGTTGCTCTGACGATATGCAGGGGGAAGTGGAGCGGGCTGCTACTGTCGGGCGTGGTGGCTTGGTTGCTACGCTGGTGGGTGGATGACGTTTGGCTTGAGGCTGCTTTCCGACGTTGGACGCTTCTGCTGGGTACTCGGGGTTTCGAGAGTATTATCGCATTGTCGGCGGCGACGAATCCGCTGAAGCCGACGATAGCGAGCCATTAAAGGAAGGGGAGTTAAGAACTAAGTATGAGAGTTCACATAGCCTCTTCGGTATGCTTTGGCAGGTGGCTCAGGCTACTGGCTGGAGTGTGGACTATATGCTGTGGGGTGTGAACTGGGAGACTCTGGTGCTGATGCTTGCGGATGCTCCGCGGTATGTGAAGGTGAAGGGCAAGAAAGACTCTGTGCCGTCGCGTAAAGTGAATGGGAAGCGGACCGCGCAGGAGATCCTGGAGTGTTTTCAAACAAGACTGAAGAAATGACATGAAAGCTGTAGAAGTAGAATTATTGATGAAAGGGAACCTTAGCCAGGGCATGTTGGATGCCCAGACTAAGGCTAATTTGCTTGATGAGTCCTTGAAACGAGTCGGCATGACCATTGGCGGTGTGTTCACGGCACAGAAGGCTGTGGAATTTGTGAAAACAATGATCGATGTGCGCCAGGAAGTGGAAAACCTCATCATCTCGTTTGAAACATTGTTAGGCAGCAAGGACAAAGCCACACAGTTCTTCAGCGAATTGAGTGAATATGCCGTGAACACACCGCTTATGCTTAATGATCTTGCAGGAGGAGCGCAGACTATGCTCGCATTCAATATCGAAGCGGAGAAAGTCATACCAACCCTAAAGCAGATTGGTGACATCTCCATGGGCGACCGTGACCGCTTCAACTCGCTTGTACTTGCATTTTCGCAAATGTCGGCTACAGGCAAACTGATGGGACAGGATTTGCTCCAGATGATAAATGCCGGTTTCAATCCACTCGCTACCATATCGGAAAAAACAGGCAAAAGCATAGGGCAACTCAAAGACGAAATGTCCGCAGGTGCTATCAGTTCTGAAATGGTGGCACAGGCATTTGCAGACGCAACCGCAGAGGGTGGCAAATTTCATGGTATGCTGGATAAGCAAAGCAAAGGCTTGAAGGGACAAATCTCAAATTTGGAAGGTGCTATTGACAACATGTTCAATGCCATGGGCGAAAAGAGTGAGGGTATTTTAACTGGTAGCGTTGAAGTGGCTTCAGAACTTGTAAAGAACTATGAAGCGGTAGGAAAAGCCCTTATGTCGCTTGTTGCGGTATATGGCAGTTATAAAACAGCTTTGATTGCAACACTGGCAGTACAGAAGGCTGCTTCTTTTGTTGAAAACATTCGCCTTGTGGCTATGTTCCGTAAAGAATTGGGACTTGCAACAGCTGCACAGCAAGCCTTCAATATAACAGCAAATGCCAATCCTTATGTGTTACTTGCAACTGTTATTTTGTCTGCTGCCGCTGCGCTGGCTATATATTCAAAGAATTGCTCTGCAGCAGCTGACGAGGCTCAACGTGCGGCTGACCGTGAGAAAGAACAGACAGATGCAATCAATGACAAAAAAGAAGCGATTGAAAAATGTATAAGCACCATAACAGATGAAAATCTAGCGGAACTAGACAGACTAGAAGCTCTAGAAAAACTAAAGAAATTGATGCCGTCAGTCTTTGAGAAATACAAGACCGAAAAGGAACTTATCGACAAACTGACGGAGGCGCGCCGAGAATATAACGAGGAACTTCGTGAAGAACGTAATCTTAAAGGCGAAGGTAATTTGAAGGCAGACCAACAACGAGTGGCGGATCTGAAGAAATATTTGGAATTGCGCAAGCAGTACTACAAAACCGGTCGCTTGAATATGTCAGATTCTGATTATAATCTCTATCAGAACCTTGACAAGAAATATAATAAAGAAGTGAGGAACGTGCGTGGTACGTTTCAGACATTCAACTCCGCTATAGAATCGTTGATTAAAGCTTCAGAGGGTACGGTGTGGAAAGATGTGCAGCAAGTGCGAACAGATAACCATAACAAGTTTATGGCAAAGTTGAATAGTATGAACGCAGAGACCGCTCAAAAGACTATCAACTTCTACAAAAATTGTATCTCCTCTGCAAACAAGCAAGGAAAGAAACTTGTACAACTTCCAGGGGAGAGTGTTGCAACTAGTGTTGACGAATTGCAAAACCGCATCAAATCGGCTACTGCCCGTATGAAAAGCATACACGAGAATGCCTCTAAAGACTTCATGAAAGATGCAAAAACCGCATGGACTAATGCACAGAATGCAGTAAATAAAGTCATAAAGAATCGCAACAATCGTTCCCTTTATCCTGATGAAGCGTCCTATCTTGCAGCATTGCGCAAGGCACGCGATGAAGAAAAGAAGGCAAAGGCAAACTATGAGGCTGCAGGTGGTGACACTTCAAAGAAAACAAAAAAGACAAAGAACACAGGTCTTACACCTCAGGAGAAAGCTAATATAAAGGCTGCAGAGCAAGAAGAGAAAGGACGTCAGGTAGAAGCGGCACAACGTAAACAAGAAGCGTCAGAAAAGCAAACCGCATTTGATTTGAAACAAGCGGAGATTGACGGCTTGCAAGAGGGTTTTGACAAGGAACTTGAAACGATAAATCTCAATTACGATAAACTTATCGAAGCGAACCGTTTGCGCCAGCAAGAATGGGTAGATGAACTTCAGAATATATCAGACCTCTCATTTGAACAGGCTCATCCTGACTGGAAGAAGCAAGGGTTGAAGCGTCCAACTGTTACTATGGATGATTTGAGTGCTGACCAAAAAAACTATCTGAAACAATATACTGAAGCCGCAAACGCATACAAGCAAAATTCCGAAGCAAAACTCTATCAGAATTTGCTCGCCAAGTACCAAGACTACGAGGAGCAGCGCAAGAGCATCAGCGAGAAGTTTGCTAAGGATCGTGCTCAGATAGAGAAGGCTGTGGACGCAGAGGGGCATCCTATAGGCGAGGATGTGAAGGAGCGTGCGTTGGCAGAGCTGGCGAAGCAGGAGCGTGCTGCGCTGAAGTCTGTGGACGAGGCTCAGCTGACGGAGCTGGGGAAGGAGAACAAGGTGCTTGTGGACTTGTTTGCTGACACTTCGGAGAAGAGTGTGGCTGAGGTGCAGAAGATAATAGACCGCATAAAGGTGCTGATGGACTATCTGCGTGGGACGAAGGACGCTGAGGGAACGGCTGTGATAAAGGACGGGAACGGAAGGACGGAGCGGCGGATCACGCAGAAGGATATGGCGGGGCTTGGTTTTTCGCCGGCTGAGCTGAAGGCTCTGGAGAAGAGCCCTGAGAAGCTGAAGGCTCTGACGGAGCAGTATGAGAAGCTGAAGAAGGAGGTGCTCGGTAAGAATCCGTTCAGGGCTCTGGCTGATGCGGTTGGGGAGCTGTTCAAGCACGGCGAGGATGGTGAGGAGAAGGGCCTTGAGGCCAAGCTGAAGCGCCTTGGTGAGTCTGCTGCGGCTTCTGCTGAGATGGTGGGCGACCTGGCCGGGAGGTTGAGCGAGATGTTTGAGGCGGCGGGTAACGATGGCATGGCTGAGGCGATGGATGCTGTGCAGGGTGTGATGACGAGTGTGAGCAACATAGGCCGTGGCTTTGCTGAGGGCGGCGTCGTTGGCGGCATAGCTGCTGCCGCGGGCGAGGCTATCGGCTGGGTGACGAAGGCTTTTCAGGCGAGTGCTCGTCATAAGGCTGCTTTGGAGAAGATCATGGAGGAGGTGACGGCTCAGCAGCGTGAGTATAACCTTCTGCTGATGGAGCAGAACCTGGAGCTGGAGAAGGCTCAGACGATATTCGGCACGGACACTTACGGGAAGGCTGCGAACGCTGTGAGGGTGATGAAGGATGCCTACGCTGGTCTGAAGGCGGAGATTGCGGGCACGGCTGAGCAGCAGAAGAAGTTCGGATACCTTGATACTGGGAATGCCTTCTGGAACAAGATGGTGAACAAGGGCTACTCGGAGCTGAAAGATGCTTACTCGGGACTGGCTGACATTGAGATAAAGACGGGTCATAAGAAGACGGGTCTGTTCGGATGGGGCAAGGGCAAGGATACGTACAGCAGCATACTGGACGTTTATCCGGAGCTGATAGACAGTGCGGGGAACTTTAACCGCGAGCTGGCTGAGAGCATCATGAACAGCCGTGAGTTTGCAAAGAATGACAAGGAGGCCCTGCAGTATATCATAGACCTATATGACCAGGCTGAGGAGGCTTGGGAGTCTGTGAAGGACTACTTTGAGGGTGTGTTCGGCGACCTTGGTCAGACGCTGACGGACGCTCTGGTGGATGCCTTCAAGAACGGTACTGATGCGGGGAAGGCTTTTGCGGACTCGCTGACGGGTATGCTGGAGAAGCTGGCGGAGCAGATGATATATACGGTGACGATAGCCCCACTGCTGGAGAAGGCTCAGGAGGAGATGCTGGACGTGATGAAGCGCGAGGACCTGACGGACGAGGAGAAGTTTGGCAACTATGTGCGGATTCTGGACGACATGACGGACAATGCTCTGAGCCAGCAGGGAACCTTCAACGCGCTGCTGGAGAAGTATCGTCAGATGGCGAAGGAGAAGGGCTTGGACTTGTGGCAGGGGGACAGCACGACGCAGACGGGAAAGAGCGGTGCATACACGACGGCCTCGCAGGAGAGCATAACGAAACTGGAGGGTCTGTACACGGCGATGCTGGTGCACGAGACGAACATAGACACGAACGTGGAGAATGTGGCGGGAAGCATGCAGACGGCTCTGGGGCACCTGAAACGTATAGATACAAACACGGGCGAGTGCAGCGAGACGCTGAAACTGATGCGCAAGGACATGCGTGACATGAAGGACGACCTGACCACGCTGCGTAGGGACGGCATTAAAACAAGGTAAGAAAAAAGGAGGAAAGAGCATGGAGATAACGAAAGGTCTGCTGTACATAAACGACAAGGACGCAGCCCAGGAATGGGGCGTGTTCCTGACGGAGAAGAAGGAGGGAGAATGGACTAACTATGAGGCTCTGCTGAAGCCGAGCACGACGAAGGAGCTGACGGTGGTGGACAACCCTGACGCTGACGGGGAGGAGCTGCCGGAAGAAATAGAGCTGCACCTTCAGGCGCGTGACGTGGAGCTGTACTTCTGCCTATGGGCTGAGTCGGCGCAGGCGTACTTCGTGAACTACGGCAGGTTCTTCACGATGCTGCGGACGGGCAAGGACGGATGGCTGGAGGTGAGGCTGCCGGAGATAGACCGCACGTTCAGACTGCGGTATCTGGGGGCAACGGAGACGGAGCAACTGACCCCGATAGGCGAAGGCGGCGTGTGCAGCAGGATGCGGCTGAAATTCAGGGAGCCGAAGCCTCTGTACTGAAACGGCGTTTGCAAGGTATTCAAACAACGATAAAACAACGATAAAAAGGACATCAAAGGACATGGAGCTGAAGATATATGACAAACGGAACCGGCTGAGGACAACGCTGGTGCCCGACAGTAGCAGCACTCACCACGAGGAGGTGGGCGGTGACGACTACCTGAGCGTGTCGCTGGACAGCCAGGAGTGCGTGACACTGGAGCTGAACGACTGGACGGTGTGGGAAGGGCGGAAGTTCTGGTGTGTGGAGACGTACACGCCGAAGCAGACGGGTCGCAGGAAATGGACGTACTCGGTGAAACTGTACGGTGCGGCGAGCCTTATCAAACAGGCGCTGATGCTGAACACGGAGGACTCGCCTGTATTCAGCTACACGGCGACGGCGCGTGAGCATGTGGCCCTGGTGGTGAAGAACCTGAACCGCTGGATGGGCGGCATAACGGACTGGAAGGTGGGCAAGGTGGAGGCTACGGGCAACATCGTGGTGGACTACTCGGAGGGTCTGTACGGGAACGACGCTCTGAAGAAGATAGCCGACGAGGCCGGGACGGAATGGTGGATAGAGGGCATGACGGTGAACGTGTGCCGCTGCGAGAGGGGCGACGAGGTGACGCTGGGCTACGGCAACGGTCTGTTGAGCATAGAGCGTGACTCGGCTGACAACGTGAAGTTCTTCACCCGACTGTTCCCGATAGGCAGCAGCCGCAACATAGACGCTGAGAAATACGGCAGCAGCCGACTTCTGCTGCCGAGCCGTGCGACGTATGTGGAACGGAACACGGAGCTGGGCATTGTGGAGCACTTCGAGCAGACGGCATTCCAGGAGATATACCCGCGGCGCACGGGCAAGGTGAGCTCGGTGAGGAAGGAGACGAAAAAGGGCGATGACGGCAAGCCATTCGACATATACTACTTCACGGACGGCGAGATGAACTTCGATCCGAACGAATATGAGATAGGAGGTCTGGTGAAGCGTGTGACGTTCCAGACGGGGCAGTTGGCCGGTCTGGGCAACGACGAGGACGGGGAGCACTACTTTGAGGTGAACTATAACAGCGAGAGGCGGGAGTTTGAGCTGATAACGATATGGCCATACGATGACGACACGCAGGTGCCGGGCGGAGTGCTGGAGCCGAAAGCGGAGGACACCTATATACTGTGGAACGTGAGGATGCCGGACGAGTATTACCCGATAGCGGAGGAGGAGTATGCGACGGCGGTGGAAAAATACATGGACGAGCACTGCCTGGACAGAAGCGTGTACAAATGCTCGACGGACTATGTGGCGCTGAAGAAGCGCGGCGTTGTGCCATGCATGGGGCAAAGGGTGCGGCTGGAGAGTGACCGCTTTTTTGCGAGCGGCTACCGTGAGAGCCGCATAACGGTGGTGGACCAGAAGCTGGAGCGCCCGACGGAGGCTGACATCGAGATAAGTGACGTGCTGTCGCAAACGACTCAGAGCCGCATGGCGGACGAGATAGAGAACGTGCGGAGCGAGGTGAAGGCTAACACTGTGGAACTGCCTGACGTGATACGCTCTTGGGACACGACTCTGCCTACGGACAACAATCTGTTTTCGGCAAGAAGGAGCGAGCAGGAATTTCTGAGCAGGAAACGCAACGACCGGACGAAGGGGCGGATAACCTTTGAGCAGGGTGTGGTGTTCGGCGAGGAGGAGAACGGCTTTGTTGACGGCAAGGGCAACGCGGAGCTGCTGACGGCTGTGGTGAAGGAGCTGCTCAGCAGCGGGGACTATAGCGGCGGGGGCTTGACGGACAGGGGCTGGAAACTGGGTATGGATGAGGACCGATTGTCGCACCTGATTGTGGACAAACTGACGGTGCGTCAGGTGATGAACGTGTTTGAGCTGCTGATAAACAAGGTGCGGAGCGTGGGCGGCCAGATATGCGTGAGCGCTGCGAACGGGAAGATAAAGGCTGTGGAGGAACAAGGCGACTACTACCTCATCAGCTTCGAGCAGGAGAACATGTTCGTGCGACATGACCTGGTGCGCTGCCAGACGTTCACGGGTACAGACCTGCGGAGCTACTGGGTGGAGGTGGCTGACGTGACGACGGACGGCATCGTGGTGGCGAAGGAGGAGTTCGATGGCGTGGAACCGAAGGCGGGTGACGAGTGTGTGCTGATGGGCAACACGGCAGTGGAGAACCGCCAGAACCTGGTGCTTATATCGGCGACTGAGGACGGAGAACCGAGGGTGGACGTGATGGACGGCGTGAGCGGGAAGAGCTTTGGCAATGTCCTACGCGCAAGACTTGGCAACCTGGACGGCATTAAGGATGACACATTTCCATGGAACAACCAGCCACGGGGCAACGGCCTGTATGCGGACAATGTGTATCTGCGCGGCACGTTCCTGCTTTCGACCGGCGAGGACGTGAAGACCAAGCTGGAGATTACGGAGGGCAAAGTGCAGAGCGCGATTGACAGCGTGAGGAATGATTTTCTAAGCGAGAAGGGCTATCTGAACAACCCGACGTTTGCATCGGGACTGGAGAAGTGGAACTCGGAGAATGAGACGGTGTTCTTCCTCGTCGGCAACAGGTGGATATGGGCCAACGGCGCAGCACTATCGAAGAAGGGTGACGGTGCGAGCGTGGTGACAGACATGGGACGCAAGGTGGTGCGGATACGCAACAAGTATATCCGACAGAAGCATGAGAATCTACGCTTTGTGCCGACCTTTCCGACAAACGGCGAGGGGAAGAAGGAAGCCTTGCCAGTGTATCTGAGTTTCTTTTATCGCTGCGCAAAGTCCGGCACGCTGAAGATAGGTTTTGAGAATGTTGACAAGATGGGGTTTGCGGACTTCAACAGTATGGAGGTGAGCGAGGAAATCGCAGATACTGACGGCTATGTGCAATACACCTGCAGCGGACTGTGGAACGGCACGGGCGACTTCAAGCTGGAGTTTGACGGCGACATCTATCTGTATATGCTGGTGCTGAGCACTGATAAGATTGAGGCACTGACGTACAAATACAAAACGCTGTTTGAGCAGTCGGAGCGACTGGTGAAAATATCGGCTGCCGTGTATGACAAAGATGAGCAGGCACTGCAAGAGACGGGGCTGATGATACAACCTGAAGGTACGGGTATCTATATTAAGGACGCAAACGGCAAACTGGCTCTGATAGGTGTGGGCGTAGAGGAAACGGATGCCGAGGGCAATAAGAAAACCGTCATCAAGCTGACGGCGGACAATATCAAGCTGGAGGGACTGGTGACGGCCAACGGGTACTTCAAGGTAAAGGAAGACGGCAGTATCGAGGCTGTGAATGGAACATTCCGAGGCCATGTGTACGCTGAGGGTGGAGCCATTGGTGGTTTCAGCATAGGAAATGGGCATATAGGTGGTGCAGATGTAATCTATAACGAAGATGGCACAATAGAGGTAAAGGATACTGAAAACGGCCTGTTCTTGTATGATGACATGATAGGGTTCAACGACAAGGGACGGCAAGCCATCTTCGGCACATGGAACAACTATGGACAACCTATGCTATGCCGGTTGGTGGATACAGCCACTGATTACAACTTCGATTTTGGCATATCTCCGAAGTATGGCATCGTGTTCGACATAGAAAACTCCATGAACGGGAACTTCGCCTTTGCGGGTAAAGGTTCGGGCGTGCTGAACGGAGCTATGGACGGCTATGCATACAAAAAGATAGCCCTTGACAAGGCGAACACGGTGTTTGTCGGCTATATGGACCTGCAGGCTGCGAACCGCTTCATCGTTAAGGCGACGCAAAGCTCTGCCGTTGTGGCACTGCCCAAGATAGGGCAAGTGAGAGATGGTTTGGCCATTGGAAAGAACACCCCATTCTGCATGAGAATAACTATAATCGCCGACATAGGGTCGAGCAACTACAAGGTGTGTGGACGCTATAGCCAGCAGGACAGCAAAAAGGAATATCCTTGGAACACCGAGGAACTGCCAGTGATGGTACATTGGGATGGCGGACACTACGAGACTCTGGATATGGGCAAGGGTGATACGCTTGAGGTGCTACTGGTATATGACCCAGACAGCACCGAGACGCTGAACGGCTGGCCTACGAAATATACGGCACGAATCATCAATAAACAATCATAACAAAAAAAATATACGACTATGGCACTGACAGAAGAAGAGAAAAAGGAACTGGTCCAGGATGTGGTGAACCAGATAAAGACTGACAGCCAGAGTGTGGACGAACTGGAAACGGTAAGCACGCTGGACGGTGTGGTGAGCCTCCCGGCCATGAGAGGCGAGACGGTGGTGAGCGCTCCGCTGAAACTGCTGTCGAAACCTGCGGAGGATGCAGCTGCTGTCGCCAAGTCTTCTGCTGCTGTGGCTGACGCATCGGCAAAGAAAGCAGATAAGGCAGCATCAACAGCGGAGGCTGCGGCCAAAACTGCCAATGATGCAGCAAGCAAGGCCACGGATGCCGCCCGGAAGACCAACGCTGCTGTGGCAAAGGCAGAAAGCGTGGAAGCGGAGTACAAGGAAACGGCACTGGCTGCGAGGAACGGCGCGACAGCGCGGTTTGACGGGCTGGTGGAAGGCGTGGAGATACGACTTGTATCATACCCCCAGATAGACGGTGTGTACTATGACACGGTGAACAAATCCTTCTGCGGGAAGAATGGTAACATATACTGCAATAACTGGCCTGGCGCAGACATGTACATGAACGATGTGCGCACGGAAGTACTGAAGGACAAGGCGTATGTGTGCGGTGGCGTGGTGTATGTGTGGAGCGATGAGGAAGAGAACCTGGTGGAGATAAGCGGAAGCGGCGGTGGCAACACCTATAACGTGACGGAGCAGGTTCCACTGGAGAGCGGATACTATACGCTTGAGACCGCCATAGCAGCCGTGGAAGGAAAGGCACGTGCGAAGGGACGCTGCATCACCTACGAGACGGCACAGGGCAAATGGGAGACCAAGCAGTTCAAGGGCACGAACATCGAGAGCTGGGAGCAGGCGGCGAGCTGGGAGGACTTTGGTGGCGACGGCACGGTTAAGAGCGTGACGCTGAACGGCAAGAAGCTGGAGCCTGGCGAGGACGGCAACGTCGCCATCACCATCAGCGAGACTGAGGTGGACGAGAGCCTGAACGTAAGTTCGACGAACCCGGTACAGAATGCGGCTGTGGCGGCGAAGCTGATGGAGATAGAGGCGAGCACCGTCTTGGGCATGAATGCCGAACTGAGTGACGACGGCAGCAGCGTGCGCCTGGCACTGACCAACAAGAGCGGTGCGGAGATAGCGTCTGCGGACATTCCGGCAGGAAGCGGCGGTGGAGGCGGTGACGCTTCGACCACGAAAATCGTGCTGGATGCAGCCGTCAGCAAGACCATCATCAAGGAAGGTGACAGCGCAATGCTGACATGGACGTATGACCACCAGTACAGCAGCGGTGACGAGAAAGGCACATCCACGGGCCAGAAGGCAACAGTCAGCATTGAGATGAAGAGGGGCGCGACCGTGATGTATGCAGACACGCAGCATGATGTGAGCAAGGGAACCTATACCCTGGATCTGACGAAATACCTGCTGCTCGGAACGACAGACATCTATGTGAGGGCTACCACAACCGACCCGACCACCGGCAAGACACAGACGAGGCAGAGCTATGTGAGCGTGAAGGCTGTGACCCTTGCGCTGAGCAGCAGCTTCAACATAGCCGAGTGTGTCGCCAAGGGCGGTTACGGCGTGAGCGAGGCGGTGAGCATCCCATTTGCGGTGAGCGGAAGCGGCGACAAAACCGTGACGCTGTATCTGGACGGACACCAGTGGGACTCGCAGACGGTGAAAAGAAGCGGCACGACGAACGGCAGTTTCTCCTTGTCGATGTCGGGAGTGAGCATCGGCCGGCACACGGTGCAGATCGTCGCCGAGATGGAGGCGAGCGCGGAGCTGACGCTGAAGAGTGAGAGCATCTACTTTGACATTCTGAAGGCCGGACATAACGCCCCGTATATCGGCACGAAGCTGACCTTCGGTGACGGACGCATTTTTGCGGACGACCATCTGAACCCGACTATTGAAACCGGCCAGTATGAGCAGGTGAGATTTGACTTTGTGGCGTATGACCCGACAACGACCCCGGCGACCGTGGGTGTGTGGCGAGACGGCATACGGACGCAGACGGTGAGCGTTCCGAGGACTACGCAGGTATATACAAACCGTTTCCTGGAGCAGGGCGACGTGGCGATGGTGCTGAAGTGCGGCACAACGGAATACAAGCTGAACGTGAAGGTGACGGAGAGCGGCATTGACCTGAGCGAGGCGACTGCCGGACTTGTGCTGAAACTGACGGCAGCCGGCAGAAGCAATGCCGAGAGCGAGCCTGCTGAATGGCGTTATAACGACGTTCAAACGGTGTTTGAAGGTTTTGACTGGCAGAGCAACGGTTGGACGGGAGATGCCTTGAAGCTGACGAACGGCGCGAATGTAGAAATCGGGTACAAGCCTTTCGGCAACGACGCGACCACCACGGGCGCAACCTACGAGATGGAGCTGACATGCACGAACGTGACCGACCGCAGGGGTACGGTGGTGGACTGCATGACCGGCGGTGTGGGCTTCAGACTGACGACGCAGGAGGCTCTGATGCGGACGGGCGCAGGTTCGGAAGTAGGCACTAAGTTCGCAAGCGGTCTGACCCTGAAGATAGCCTTCGTGGTGCAGGAGAAGAAGGGCAACCGACTGATGATGCTGTATGTGAACGGCATCCTATGCGGTGCGAAGCAGTATGCCTCGACGGACTCGCTGCTCCAGGAAGAACCCACGAACATCAGGATCACGAGCGAGAGCGCGGACGTGGAGGTGCGTAACATGCGTGTGTACAACCGTGCGTTGGGTGATGATGAGGAACTGTCGAACTATATGGTGGACCGTCCGACAAGCGACGAGATGGTGGTGCTGTTCGAGAAGAATCAGGTGATGGACGACGAGGGCACAGACGTTGACATCGACAAGCTGAGGGCAATGGGCAAGAGCGTGATGAGGATCGTGGGCGACGTGAACCTGGTGAACCAGACGAACAACAAGAAGTTTGAGGTTCCGGTGGACATCTACTTCTACTCAGCCTACGGTAAGGAGTATGACTTCATCATCTACCAGTGCGGACTGAGAATACAAGGCACCTCATCGACGACCTACCCGAGAAAGAACTACCGCATCTACTTCTCAAGAGAGAACAAGTACGGCACGAAGCTGTATGTGAATGGTGTGGAGGTAGCGGACTTCAAATATTCGTTCAAACCAGGTGCAAGACCGATAGACATATTCTGTCTGAAGGCGGACTTCTCGGACTCTTCATCTACGCATAATACGGGTGCGGTGAGAGTGGTGAACGACATCTGGAAGAGATGCGGCTGGCTGACTCCGCCACAAATGGCCTACAAGGGCAACTATGATGTGAGAATCGGCGTGGACGGTTTCCCGATAGATTTGTTCTACGACAACAACGGCACGGGTGAGAACGTGTATCTTGGCAAGTACAACTTCAACAACGAGAAGAGCGGCAGCGGCATCATCTACGGCTTTGAGGGTATCGAGGGCTTCAATGACGAGGCTGCACTGAAGGGCGGGCGCAACAAGTGTATCTGCCTGGAGTTCCTGAACAACTCGGAGACATTGTGCCTGTTCGGTACGAGCAACATGGACACGTTTGACGATGCTCTGGAGTTCCGCTTCAAGGCCGACGACACATGGGCGACGGCGCATGAGGACGACAAGGCGGCAGTGAAGCGCCTTTGGGAGTGGATATACTCGTGCAAGGGCAACCCGACGAAATTTCTGAACGAATATGCGGAATACTTCGGCAACGACTCACCATTTGCATGGTATCTGATAACGGACTACTTCATGGCTGTGGACAACCGTGCGAAGAACATGATGCTCGTGACGTGGGACGGCAAGATATGGTATTTCATCCCATACGACATGGACACGGTGTTCGGTGAGCGCAACGACTCGGTTCTGAAATACGACTACACGATAACGTGGGAGACGATGGACGAGAGCATCGGCTCGTATGCGTTTGCAGGACACGACTCCGTATTGTGGGAACTTGTGAGAGGCTGCCCGGACAAACTGAGGGAGGTGGCAGACAAGCTGCGAAGCACGATGTCGCTGGAGTATGTGCTGAAGGTGTTCAATGAGGAGATGATGGGCAACTGGTGTGAGCGCATCTACAACAAGGACGGCATCTACAAGTACATCAAGCCGCTGACGGAGGGTGTGACGACGGCCGACGGCACTACGAGTCACTATGACTATCTCTATGCACTCCAGGGCAGCCGATATGCGCACCGCACCTATACCATCCAGAACCGCTTTGCATTGCTGGACAGCCAGTATGTGTGCGGTACATACAGAAAGGACAGTTTCGCGGCCTACTTCGGCTATAAGTTCGGAAGTGACAACCGGAAGATAAGAATCACGGCGAGCGAGCGGTATTTCTTCGGTTACGGCTACACGAGCGGTACTCCGCATGAAAGTGCAGTGCTTGCGGAGGACACGGGAAGTCAGGTGGAACTGACGCTTGACACGGACCTCATCGTGAATGACCCGCAATACATCTACGGTGCGAGCCGCATCATGGGGCTTGACCTGACGGACGTTAGCCATGCCATACTCCAGACTCTGAACTTGAACAACTGTTCCGCTTTGAGGACGCTTGACGTGAGCTGCGGCCAGACACAGACAACGCTGAACGCATTGCTGGTGAACGGCTGCCGAAACTTGCGTACTCTGAATATGACCGGCTTGAAGTCAGGCAGCTTCACCGGCATAGACTTGAGCAACAACACGAAGCTGGAGACACTGAAGGCAGGCAAGACAGCCCTGACCGGCGTGAACTTCGCACAGGGTGCTCCGCTGACGAGCGTAACGCTCCCGGCAACGTTGCAGACACTGGAACTGCGCTACTTGAGCAAACTGACGACCAGCGGTCTGACGCTTGAGGGCACAAGCAACATCAACAGACTTGTGGTTGACAATTGTCCGGGTGTGGACTGGCAGACGCTGCACGCAAGGTGCGGAAACGTGAAGTATTTGCGTGTGACCGGCATCGACATGGAAGGCGACGGCAGCCTGCTGGCCTCACTGATGCAGACGGGCGGTGTGGACGAGAATGGCGGCAATGTGGAGAGCTGCCGACTGGTGGGCACATACCGGCTGACCCGTTACGTTGATGATGAGACCTATGCTGCATACATCGAGCACTACCCGGAGTTGAACATCGAGCAGCCTGAATATACAATGCTGGAGAGCGACGAGAGCGTGGCAGACGATGCAAATCTCTCGAACTTGGATAACGGCACGGGCTATAAGTACGGCAACGACTACAAGCCAAGCGGCCATGTGGCTGCGATACTGAAGAACCGCCACAGAGTGCTGGCGAAGGTGACAAAGAAGGCGACCACGAGGAACGTGAACATGGCGAATGTCGATACCGTGGTGAACAATCTGGACGGCGAGATGACTTACTTGGAACTTGACGATACGGACAGCACCAAGTATGCCGACGGAACCCCTGCCAAACTTGACGGCAGCGAGGGCGACCTGATGATGCACGAGCCTTTCTTCTGGAGCAAGGGCATCAATGACTTCTTGAACAGCAAGGACTACAGCTGCTACAGCTCGAAGGACAAGGATCACATGCCGGCTGTGCCGAATGTGGACGTATTGACGCTTGATGACATCAAGGCGGTGCAGGGCGGTTACACTAAAGGCAGGAAAGTGATGAGTGGCAGGGACACCATAACAAATGCCATGAGCACGGACAGCTCTTATTCGGTGTGCGTGGTGGATGTGTCGAAGCACAAGCGTGTCCGTTGGCCGAGTGTGCCAGGCACGAACCTTGTGGGCAGCGCATTTGCCGACGTGAACGGCAATGTGGTGAAGAGCATCGTGGTGCCAACGCTGGGTAACAGATTTGAGGCTGGCATGTATCTCATCAGCGATGTGCCGGAGGGAGCCAAGACTTTGTACTTCTCTATATTGAACACAGCCGAGTTTGACAAGGTGGTGCTTTCCAACAGCAGCAAGATAGAGGATATGGAGCCTGAATGGTTTGCCAACGAGGAGCATCTGTGTGCTGTTGTGGGCAGTTCTGTAGTTGGCAGCAAGCTGCGTGCCTGCATAACCGGCGGCAGCACTACTGCAAGCATGACATGGACGGACTTCCACTATTACAGCGTGCAGAGGGGTATGCAGCAGATTGACGCTCTGATGCACTTCCGCATTGCGAACCTTGCATACGCGAAGTATGGCAGGAGGAACTTGCAGGAGCAGTGTGGCGCTGGCTCGCATACGAATATGCGCACGACTGGCGGCACGATGTCGAGAGGCATGCAGGACACTGTGGGCTACGAAGAGGCGAAGGGGATTAATCCGAATGTGACAAACAGTCTGGTGGACGAGAACAGAGTGCACCAATATGCCTGGTATGTGGACAAGGACGAGTATGGTGCTGCAAAGGTGACGCAGGTGAACAATATCTGCTGCCTGGGCTATGAGGACATCTATGGACACAAGTATGACATGATGGACGGTGTGGACTTGCCGAACACGAGCGGCAATGAGGGCAAGTGGCGCATTTGGATGCCCGATGGCAGCACGATCATGATAAAGGGTGCGACAACCAGCGGTAACTGGATAACGGCGGTGGCTCATGGTAAGCTGATGGCGGTGGTGCCAGTAGGCTCGATGAATGGCTCATCAAGCACATACTATTCAGATTATTATTGGATAAGCACAGCCACAGGCCGTGTGGTCTATCGCGGGTGCAGCTATGCGCTTGCGAATGGCGGTGTGTCGAATGCGCATGCGCTTGACGATGCTTCGTATGCGAGTTCGTATGTCGGCTCGCGTCTGGCCTTCCGCGGCAAACTCGTGAGGGCGCAAAGCGTGGCTGCGTATAAGGCGTTGAGCGAGGCTGCGTAAAGCGAAGCGCGAAAAGCGGGAGCGAAGCGACAAAACGAAAGACGTGGCATCACCGGCGTAAGCCGGTCGAAAAATTTTAGAATTTTCGCTGGAACCTGGTGGTGCTGCGGTTTTCGTTGAAATATTGTCGCTTTGCAACTGATTTTGAGTATAATCGCTTGAGTTGGCGGGAATATGAGTAACTTTGCATCTTGGTAGAGTTTCCTAATGGGCCGTGTGGTCTATCGCGGGTACAACAATGCGAATGCGAATGGCGGTGTGTCGAATGCGAATGCGAATAACGATGCTTCGAATGCGAATTCGAATGTCGGCTCGCGTCTGGAAATCAAAATATATCGGCGTACAACGATGAGGACGCGCTCCTCGATGTGGTGCCGAGGGAAACGAGCCACAGCAACAGCGTCCATGAAAGGACGGAAAGCTGAAACATCAAGTGTCGGGCAATAGAGTTTGGTAGGCCGGTAACGGTTCGAAGAAGTTTGGCCCGGGGATAGGAAGGCCCATATCTTCCGTAAACGAGAAACAGAGAACCCTATGCGCAGAGAAGGCTACATCATGGAGGAGGTGACGGACTACGGCAACATGTCGGAGGCGTTTGACGCTGTGTTGCGGGGCAAGAAGCGAAAGACGTGCAGGCAAGGTCGCTATCTGCTGGAGCACCGTGACGAGGTGATAGCGGAACTGACGGCAAAGCTGAAGAACGGCACGTTCAAGCTCGGTGGCTATCATGAGCGCATCATCTGTGAATATGGTAAAGAACGGCATCTGCAGATATTGTCGATGAAAGACCGCATAGCGGTGTATGCTGTGATGAATGTGGTGGACGCACATCTGCACAAGCGTTTTATACGAACTACGGGGGCGAGCATCAAGGGACGTGGCACGCACGACTTGATGAAGTGCATACAGCGAGATCTGAATGCAGACCCAGAGGGAACGACATACTGCTATAAGTTTGACGTGAGGCGGTTCTATGACAACGTGAAGCCGGATTTTGTAATGTGGTGTTACCGCAGGGTGTTCAAGGACGAGGTGCTGTTAGGACTGTTGGAGCACTTTCTGCACCTTCTGCCTGAGGGCATCAGTTTCGGGCTGCGCAGCTCGCAAGGGTCGGGGAATCTGTTATTGTCTGTTTTCTTAGACCATTATCTGAAGGACAAGTACGGCGTACGTTATTTTTACAGATATTGTGATGACGGCGTGGAACTCGGTAAAACGAAAGCGGAACTATGGATGATTCGTGACATCATACATGAACAGCTGCAGAAAATTGATTTGGTGGTAAAGCCAAATGAGAGAGTGTTTCCGACTGCTGAGGGAATAGACTTTCTGGGCTATGTGATACGGCCAAACAATGTGCGTTTAAGGAAACGCATCAAGCAGAGGTTCGCAAGAAAGATGTGCGAGGTAAAATCGAGAAAAAGAAGGCGAGAGCTGACAGCATCCTTTTATGGGATGACAAAGCACGCCGACTGTAATAATTTGTTTAATAAATTAACAGGCAAAACAATGAAAAGTTTTAAGGACTTAAATGTGGCTTACAAGCCAGAAGACGGCAAAAAGCGCTTCGCGGGTACAGTAGTAAGTATCCGCGAGTTGGTAAACATTCCTATCATCGTGAAGGACTTTGAGACGGGCATCAAGACGGAGCAGGGTGAAGACCGCTGCATCGTATCGATCGAGATGAACGGCGAAGCCAGGAAATTCTTTACCAACAGTGAGGAAATGAAAAATATCCTCGCCCAGATTAAAGAAGTGCCGGATGGCTTCCCATTTGAGACAACGATCAAGACGGAAGTGTTCGGCAAAGGTCGAACCAAATACGTTTTTAGTTGATGAAAAGAGCACAAGGAAGTTTGGAGGTGAAATTGCTTGAATGCGTGAACCCCATCAAAAACAAGTGGCGCGTTCGTTGGGACGTGCAAGAACATGATGACGGAACTGCTGACTACATGGAGGCAGAACTGACACACAAGCCGACTGACGAGGAAATAAAAGACCTCGTGAGAAAATGGTATAACCAACAAACGGATGCAGCAATATTGTCGGGCTTCAGCTATGAAGGAGCCCCTGTGTGGCTCTCGCAAGAGAACCAGTACAACTATAAGGCTGCATACGATTTGGCCGTTCAGACGGACGGGAAAACGCTGCCCGTGACATTTAAGTTCGGCACTGATGAAAGTCCAGTGTACCATACGTTTGAAACGCTTGGTGAACTTGCAGATTTCTACACGAAAGCCGTTAAGCATATACAAGAGATGCTGGAAAATGGCTGGAAGAATAAAGATGCAATAGATTTGAGCAAGTACAGCGCTTAAAAATCCCTTCGGGGGAGGATGTAAAAAAGCCCCCGGCCTGTTAATATAGACGCCAATCATTTATTAACACAACACCACGAGAGTGCACAACCGGGGGCTGTATGCCTCCTGCTGCACTCTCGTGTTTTTTTGTGTTATAAATGATTGGCGATACAAAGGTACATAATTTAGTTGAAAATGAAAGTATTTGAGATATTGAATTTTAACCGCGAGCCGTTAAAAAGGCTACAACAGGCAGGGATACGCATCGAAGATGTGGAATATATAGACTTGTACAACGACTATCGCGTGATGCTCGGTGGTGGCGAAAAGGTCTCATACATTGTGGCAACACTTGCAGATCGCTATCATGTGAGCGAGCGCAAGGTGTACACGCTCATCAAGCGATATGGACGAGAGTGTAGCACTCAGGTGCTCGGGGGATAAAGCACAAGGCTTTTGAAAACGTGCTGCAAAAGGCTTGCAGTGTGATTTGCTCGTGGTGTTACTTTTTGATGCGGAAGCGTGGTAACTTTGCCGTATCGAAAGTAAAATACGATGAACAAATACTATTTATTATTGGGGAAGGTGCTTGCTGAAGGCAAGACCCAACAGAACAAAAAAGGCAAGATAAAATACTTGCTCAACGAGCAGCTGACGCTCACACCGGCTGACCTGCTCGACATATTTGAGAGCCACGGCATAGCGAGGAAGAAACTGAAAGAAGAGCTGAAACTGTTTATGCAAGGAGAGCGCAATGTGGAGCGATACCGTGAGGCTGGCATAGCTTGGTGGGACTACTGTGGCCAGACATTGGTAAACAGCTACCCGACCTACATGGAGAAACTGCCACCACTTATTGAGCGCATCAACAAGGAGAAACGCAACAGCAAAAACTATGTACTGTTTCTCGGAGCAACGGATGCAGAGAGCAACCAGGCACCGTGCCTGAGCCTTGTGCAGTTTCAAATAGAGGACGGTGCATTGGTTGTGTCGGCATATCAGCGCAGCTCCGATGCAAACCTCGGACTTCCTTCAGACATTTACCACCTTTATCTGATGGCTCGACAGATAGACTTGCCACTAAAGTCTATCACGCTGAACCTGGCGAATGTACACATCTATGAAAACAACATAAAGCCCACTGAACGACTTCTCGCTGGTGAGGATAATATAAAATTTGAACTGAACGTATGAGAGGGAAAATGCACATGGCAGCACCTCTGCCTTTTGTCGGACAGAAGCGCATGTTTGCAAAGGAGTATATCAAGATTCTGCCCCAGTTCAACGACAAAACAGTGTTTGTGGATTTGTTCGGTGGCAGCGGTTTGCTGTCCCATATAACGAAGCATTTGCGTCCAGAGGCAACTGTGGTATATAACGACTACGACAACTACCGCGAGCGATTGGCACATATACCTCAGACAAATGCGCTGCTCGCTGATTTGCGAGAGATAGTTGGCAATACGCCAAAGCACAAGCGGATAGATGGTGTGATGCGTGAGAAGATGTTTGAACGTTTGAGACATGAGGAGCAAACGGTGGGCTATATTGATTTTATAACCATCTCGGCATCGGTGATGTTCTCGATGAAGTACGAACTGAGCATCAAGGAAATGGAGAAGCAGACATTATACAATAATATCCGAAAGAACGACTATCCGACAAGTGAGGACTATCTGGAAGGTTTGACGATTGAATCATGTGACTATCGTGAACTATACGAAAAATATAAAGACGAGCCGAACGTGGTGTTTATAGTAGACCCTCCTTATTTGTCCACAGAGGTTGGAACATACAAAATGTACTGGCATTTGTCTGACTATCTCGATGTATTGAATGTGCTCAAAGGAAAGCCGTTTGTTTATTTCACATCTGATAAGTCATCTATCATTGAACTTTGTGAATGGTTAGGCAAGAACAAAACGCTCGGCAATCCGTTTGAAGGTTGTAAGCGTTTCGAGTTCAATGCGCATGTGAACTTTGATGCAGGTTACAAAGATATGATGCTCGTGAAGTCTAATGCCGCATAATTTGAACCTCGTTTGAACGATGTTTGTTTGTTGTTCAAAAACTATAAAAGCAGCCCGTTTTGGACTGCTTTTTTATTGCTTTAAAGTGTCGTGTGTGCGATTTTTTTAGAACGTTTCGTTTTTCCCGATTTTTGCACGTTTCGTTTTTCAAATCGAGCACATTTCGTTTTGCCGGATTCACATACATAGAAATACTTGATATACATCATCTTCAGTACAACTTAAAAGGTGTATATTTGCAGCATTTCAAACACCATAACTGTACTCCATGAGTGACTATCTTGTCTACATAAAAATGCCATCGTATTTGCGCCAATGGTTCGTTCACCGTCACAGCGGTTCCGAGCCAGTGGTGCTTAGGCAAGGTAGCATAGAGTCGAAGTTGATAAAGTTGGCACAAAGCCGCCAACCCGATGACTTCTTTCCTCCGCTTCAAAAGGAGGACGAGGTGGCTATTTGCATTCCTTACTCCAAGGCACGCGACCCACGTACCTACAACTATATCTCTCCCACGGGCAAGAAGGCATTGCTTGACAACATCAAGAATGCTTTTGCCGTGGATTGCTGGAACTTCCTGCATGATTTTGGGCATATCGGTCAGCAACAAAAGGAACTGATCTATTTGTATATGGAGCAACGGGGCATCAAGGAGGACGGCACTTGTTGGGACAGCATTGCGAAGGCTTATCAGCGACTTCGCAAGAACTACCTCTCAAACGAGAGTAGAAAAAGAACCCGACAACAGCAAGCTGAAAAGTCACAAGCAGAAAGCCAAGAGTTTGTAGAACATAATTGTTAATACCGAAGTTAGACATGAACAGATTGCCGGGTATCAGCCATATTGCATACGTATCGGCTGAAGCTCTCACACCGCACATCACCTTGCAGGCGATAGCGAAGGTGCCAGTGGGCATCTTTGCTCGGCTCTCTTTTGTTTCGTTCAACAAGCGCACTGCGCTTTGTGAAACGGAAACGGAGTTTGACAACAACAGCACGCTCGAAACGGCTACGCTGACTTTCTATTCTCCCGAAAACTTGCCATTGGGCAATCTTTGCTTTGTGATGACAAGTGTAAATGGGGAGCAATATCTCATCGGAACAAGGGAGGCGCCTTTTCCTTTTGTTAAAAAGGAACAAACCACAGGACTACCTGATGGTGACGCCAACACCGCAAAATACACGGTTTCCTACTCAAATCGGGTGGCTTTGATACCGATTTCGGGTTAAAATCCCTTGATTTTGTAACTTTTTGGGGGTATTTGTAACAGTGAGTAACTTTTTTGCGTTTTCAGAACGCTTGAAAATCAAGTAGTTGAGAAAAAGTTACAGATGTTACAAATGTTACAACGAAAAAGGTCTCGCGCGAGCGCGAAACAAAAATTTCTCTGACGCAACATTTTCATAAATTTATACTTTTGAACGATGGGCAGGTGCAGCCGTGAGGTTCCACCTGTCTTTTTTGCTTTTTATATGTGCGCATATCTTTGCCTTATAAATCACACGCGATTATGGCAAAGAACAAATACCAACTTCATTTGAAAGGCTATGTGGGCAGCTGGGACTTTGATGCTGACTACGTGGACTATATTCTGGGCAAGAACCCCGACAAGGAGGTGGCGGTGCTGATTGACAGTCCAGGCGGACAGCTCAACACAGCATTGAGTATCTCTTCTGCTTTCAAGCGGCATGGCAATGTCCATGCGCACTTTGTGGGCATGAACGCGAGTGCTGCCACCATCGCTTCGATGGGTGCCAAGCACATCACCATGGACAAGTCTGCCATGTATCTTGTGCATCAATGTGCGCTTCCATTTTTTGAGTATGGCAATTTCAATGCCACGGGCATGAGCCAACTCATTGAAAGTCTCGGCAAAGCCAAGACGGATTTGGAAAAAATGGACGCAAATGTGGCTACGATGTATGCCACACGCTGCAAGAAAGAGCCAAAGGCTTTGCTTGACCTCATGAAGGTGGGCGGCTGGCTCACCGCACAAGAGGCACTGGATTGGGGCTTTGTAGATGAACTGACAGAGTTCGAGGACGAAACAGCTCCTGTGCTCACGGCTTCTCTCGCTGCCGATTTTCAGGCGAATGGCATTCCGCTACCGAACGTCCCTAAGAGCAAGTCGGAAGAAACGTTCTTCCAAAAGATGGCGCAAGCGCTTGCTGCCGTTTTCAAACCAACACAAGTAAACAATCAACATACACCGAAACCTATGAACAAGGTCTATAAACACATTTGCAAGTTTCTTGCTTGCGAGCACTTTTCCGTAGAAGAAGGAAAGGTGACGCTCACCGAGGAACAGATGGATAACATCGAATGCTCCTTGCAAGCCAACCACGACATGATAGCGGAGCTATCTATCAAGGTAAAGAACGCAGAGGACGAGAACAAAAAGCTCTCCGAGACGAACAAGTCGCTCGATGAAGCAAACAAAACACTCGAAGCGAAAGTGGCCAACCTCCCTGCTGCATCAACCACCGCCATCGTAGATGACAAGAAGCATGAGGACCACGAACCCACAGCTTACGAGCAGTTCATCAATGCTGGTGAAACGGCACGCAAACTCTATGACAGTTTGCCATAGTAATCTTATAACCTCATAACCTTAAAACTCCAAACTAACATTATAACCTCAAAACTTAAAACTCATTCCCATGGCTGGAAAATTCTCTTTCACCCTACAAGAATATAAGGACGCGGCACGCAAGTACCGCTCCGACTTCCTGCGCTTGCCGATTATCGGCTGCGAGGAAACGCTCAAATTCATGACAGGTCGCCCAGGCATTCGTTACAAGGAAAGTGTGGGTACGCTTACCGCTGGGGCGCAGTTTGCTCCTTACAAACCCTCTCGCAAGACAGATGCCAACTTGAAGTTGGACTACCGCACCTTGGAAACGTTCTTCGGTTCGGTAGTGGCTAACTTTGAACCTAACTCTGCCATCTCAACCTTGCTCGGCACAGGTGCCACCAAGGGAGACGGACAGAAGTCTACGCCCACAGCTCGCGAGGTGTTGGGACTGATTGCCAAGTCGCTCTCTGAAAACTTGAACATGGCGATTTGGAAAGGCACACGCAATGCGGACGGTGATACCACAATGGACCTTTTCGATGGTTTTGACACCATCACGCAAAAGGAAGTCACTGCGGGTACGATTGCAGCGGAACATGGCAATTATCTAAAACTGGACAAGGCGATTACGGAAGCCAACGCGGTTGATGTAGCAAAAAAGATTCTCTTTTCGCTCGATCCGCGTTTGCGTTCACAGGAACTTTTCCTGTATTGCTCGCAGGAGTTCGTGGATATGTACAACGAAGCGTATCTTCTCACGCACTCGGCCATTCCGTACAACACGAAGTACAACCAACCCACGGTGGAGGGTTCTAACGGCAAACTCACTTTCTGCCCGTTGTGGAACAAGTCGGACTCAAAGTTCATGCACGTGTCACCCAAAATCAACATGCTTTATGGCTATGACCAGATGGGCGACATCGAAAGTGTTGATGTGGAACGCTTTGAGCCGTTTGTGCTTTCTTACATTGCCACCATGTTCTTTGGCGTGCAGTTCGAGAGCATTGACAAGCGACGCTTGAAGGTTATTGAACTGGCTGAACAAGGTTGATAATCAGTGGAGAAAGGTGGGCGCGGTGGTAATTCATCTTGAATGTCACCTCGCGCTTGCCTGCTATCCAGACTAAATATTTTCAGAAAAATGGCAAAGACTTGCACATCACTTCAAAAGTCGCTCGGCTGGTGCCAAGGCACGCCTGAGCTTCCCGGCGTTCGTCGCCGTATCTATTATACTTCCAAGGGCGACATTGCCCAATGGCCCACACTTCCACGTGACGAGAACGGACGGGTAACTGCTGCCACGTATACGGGCAGTTTTACCCTAAAGGCTGATGTCAAGTGGAAGTATATCGACATTCTGCCCGAAAAGTCGCAACTTACCTCTGAGGCACAGGGCGAGTTGCCCAGTCAGACGCAGCTGAACAAGCTGACTGCTGTTCACCCTGGGGTGGGTGCAGAGGCAAGTGCCGCTGCTGCTTATCTCAACAACAATGACAATGTGTTCTTGGTGGAGGACATGAAGGGCAAATACCGTGTAGTGGGATCCGAAGCCTGGACTACCAAGACCACGGTGGCACAGGACCTTGGACAGGGTGCCACTGGTACCACAAGCACCACCATTGCGGTAGAAGCTACGGACGAATGTCCTGCGCCTTTCTACGAGGGTACTATCACAACGGAAGAAGGTGACATCGAAGCTGCTTAGTCAGTTTGTAGTTTTGAGGTTATAAGGTTATAAAGTTTGTTCTTGGGAACAAAAGGTAATCTTATAACCTCATAACCTTAAAACCCAAAACTTAATATGATTGATTTGGGGGAAATCTTAGAAGAGATCAACGTCCCAGACCTTTCGTGTCCGCTTGCTTTACAAAGCAATACGGACAATCCGAAAGAGAAGGATCTCTTTGCGGAACAGAAAAGGCATGCTTGGGACAAGTCGGTCGAAGCGCGTTGCGACTTCTCCCGTAAAATCCGCATCACACGAAGGGCAGATGTGTTCTTTATCTCGCTTTGGCAGAAATCGCTCTATGGGCGCACATTAACCGAGATAAAGGGTGACGACAACATGGTGGACTTCTTTGCTGACAATGTGGCTCCGCTCATTGCCGACATTTTGGGCAATGAACTAAAGCATGGTAATTGGTGTATTGTCACCACGCCCAAGCGTAGGCACTTGGTCAAGAATTTTGCCACGCGAATAAGTGAGAAGATAGCAGTTCTGCTATCCATTCCCTTTTATGAAGATGTGGCGCATTGCCATAGCAAGAAGCGTATTGGGGCAGTGTTCTCGCTCAACGTGTTGCCACGTGAGCAGAACTGCATCGTGTTCGATGATTTTGTGACAACTGGTTCTACGTTGAAAGCAATGAAAAACCTTTTGCTTGAACATCACAAGAATTGTGTGTTCTTCACGGGGATCAACAATAAATTGTGAGCAAGTGAGTGCAAAGCCAAACTTGTTTGAACTTTGCCGAGCGCAGCCACAATTCAACAAAGTTAAATTGTGATGCTGACTTTATAACCTCATAACCTCCAAACTTAAAACTACACCTCTTATGGACAAAGAATTTACCAATAAACTACAAACATGGCTCTCCCTGCCTCGCGAGGATCGCGATTGGGACGAGGGCGCATTGATGCTCCTGCAACTGACAGGAAACAAAATTATGTATCGCAACCTCAGTGTGAACCCTGAGGGCAAGGCTAACTTCATTGAAGGCAAACTCCAGCAATACTTGGAGTTCCGCTTGGCGGAATTGACGCATGAACAGGTTAAGGAAATGCAGCACGCTGTCGAGGATATAGTAAAAGAGCATACCGAGTTCAAGAGCGATGACAACGAGGCAAAGAACTTCAAAGCTGGTAAGCGTGCCGACCATGACACGCTACCCGAAGAAATACAAGCTCTCTATGTCGAGAACTTAGACATTGTGCATCGTATGCGTGAACTTCATTTGAAGCTCCGCACGATGAGCACGACGGATTCCACTTGTGCGGACTCCGACCGTTATCCTTTCCTCAAAGAATTTATCAAATTAGATAAAAAGCTGCACGACAATTGGAACGTCTATGACCATTTCGTGGCAAAGGCAGAAACGGCAGAAAGTGTGGAAGAGGCAGAAACGAAACCTAAAGCGAAGAAAAGCAAGAAGGCATGAAACGCTCGGCATCTATCTCTGACTATTTGAAACCATTGGCAGATACGCCCAACCAGGCGTATCTCACCAATGCGTTACAGGTGGCAGATGTCTTGGAGTGGATATTGCAACAGGTGGGGAAGTCGAAGGTATGGCAAACTTCGTTCTCTATCTCGGAAGAGTTCTTGCGAAGACTATTCTTTATCGAAAAGGGAGGCAAGGTGTTGGAGTTCAACTTGGTGCTGGATCACAAAGCTACGAACAAGACCTTGAAACTCTGGTCGTTCATCTGCCAAGTGATGAAACGTACCTATCTCGCGGATAACCACTCGAAGATCTTGCTGGTGGAGAGTGAAGCAGGTGACACCATTTCTGTTGTCACCTCGCAGAACTTGACCCGAGGCAACCGCCACGAATCTACGTTTATCTCTACCGACAAGGCGATCTTCGCTGCCTTGCACGGACAGGTGACGGACTTGATACAGAACCATTCTGTGCCACTGAATGACCTGTTTGCACAGAGGCTCACGCAGAACGGAGCGAATGATTAACCGCTCTCCCGTTACTGAAGATCCTATCTCCCGTAACAGATTTTTCTATCCCCTATAACAGAAAAAGCTATTCCTATGGACTACACCGAAGAACAACTTACCCAAATAGAGCAATATGCTTCCATATATCTCAAAATCTCTGATATGGCGGTCATTCTCGGCATATCGGCTACCCAACTTCGCGAGGATATTGCTGACAAGAGCACGGAGATATCAAGGCGATACCACCGTGGCAAGGCGGCTTCACGTGTGAAACTGCTGCATCAGGAGATGCAGCTGGCTTATGTGGGTTCTCCGCTTGCCTTGGAGAATACGCGCAACAATTTGTTGGACATGGAAGATGATGAATAACTATGAGCTTACCGAACATTGTAGAGGCAGCTAAAGCTGACCTTTATACTGCCAAAGAGGAACTTTTGCAGAAATATGCACAATCGCAGGTGGAGCACCTGCTTCGATTGCGCGACATGGTCACTTGGTCTATTGCCAATCCTGATGCCAAGGACCGCCAATTTGTGGACGAGGAGCGAACCCGTTACGGGTTGTCGCTTGTTACTGCGTATGCGGACTTGAAAATCGTGAAGGCGATTCTGCCTAATATGGGGGAAGCTTCACGTGATTTTCATCGATGGCGCTACAACGAGATGATCCTTGAAACGTACCAGATGGCGAAGAAACGCAAGGACACAAAGACGATGGAAAAGGCGGCTACAAGCTATGCCAAGTTTAATCGCATTGATATTGAGGACGAGCAAAGTGTGCCGTACCACATGATTGTGGTGCAGCCTTTCTTTCCCACCACCGACCCGCGTGTGGTGGGCATCAATCCTGTACCGAATATTGATGAGCGTATTCGCAAACTTACCCGTGAGTTAAGCGATACGCACCCCGATACGGAGAATGTGGAATATGAGGAGGCGGACTTGCCGCTCGATGAAATCTTTAAGGAGGAAGATGATGGACAAGGAGAAGAATAGTGTGGATACGTCATTATGGGACGAAGAAAGCAAGGCACACGCCAACCGCGTGTACTTCAACAAACCGCAGCTTTTGACACAATACATCGGTGCCAAAACCACCGTGATTGTGGCTGGGCGACGCACGGGCAAGACGGATTCTATCGCCTCGCCCTTTGTGCTGCGCAATATGCAACGTATGCCGGGAAGCACAGGGGGAATTGTTGTGCCTACTTTTAAGCATGGATTGACCAATACGCTTCCCGGTCTGTTTGCTGCTTGGAAACGGTGGGGCTACATCAAGGGTGTGCATTATGTGGTGGGTCGCAAACCGCCTCGGTCGTTCTCTAAGCCTATTACGGAACCTGCGGATTATGAGCATGTGGTGACTTTCTATAATGGCAGTGTTGCCATTATCATCAGCCAAGACCGTCCTGGCTCGTCGAACTCGCTGACGCTTTCTTGGCTCCTGATTGATGAAGCGAAGTTCATTGATTATGACAAACTCAAAGATGAAACGTTGCCTGCCAATGGTGGTATTCGTTCTTACTTCGGGCATCACTCGTTTAACCATTCGATGATGGTTTTGAGTGATATGCCACAAACCACGAAGGGTTCGTGGTTCCTGCACTATGAGCAGAAAATGGATAAGGAGTTGATTGATACCATCAAAGGTACAATCTATAAGATTTGGCAGACCAAACAGCGAATTGCTGATTTGAAAGCGGCACATCAAGTTGTGCCTGCTTATTTGCCGAGTTATCTGAAATGGCTCGACCAATCACTGAACAAAATGCGCAGTGTGGCGGTATATTACAAGGAATACTCCACCCTCGAGAACTTGCAGTTGCTCGGTGAGGAATATATTCGTCAGATGAAGCGCGACCTTACGCCAAAAACTTTCCAAACGTCTATTCTTTGCCAAAAGATTGGTATCTCGCATGATGGCTTTTACTCTTCTATGCAGGAGTGGCACAAGTACGATGCTTCGGATTTTGGGTACTTAGATAGTTTGGGGTATGACCGCATTATCGAAGAGGCACAGCAGGAGCGGTATTCCATACGCTCGCTGAGCAACTTTTCCTCGCTTCACTCGTCTCTTGACTGCCGCACCGATGCCGACCTTGATCCGATGGCTCCGCTTTGTATTGGCATGGACTACAATGCCAATATCAACTGGATTGTGTGCGGTCAGCCTCGCGGCAACCGCTTAAATGTGCTCAAATCTTTCTACGTAAAATTTGAGCGCAAAATCCCTGCGCTCATTGCAGACTTCTGCACCTACTATGCGCCCCATGCCAATCACAGTATCATCTATTACTATGATGCTACCGCTCTTGGCTCTAACTATGCCGTGAACGACCAAGACTTTCATTGGGTAGTGGTGCATGAGTTTGAACGCCACGGTTGGAGTGTGCAAGATGTGTATCTTGGCAACCCCATGCGACATGATGAAAAGTACTTGCTCATCAACCAAGGTTTTTCAGGCAAGCAACGGCTCATGCCTTATTTCAACCGCCAAAATAATGATGACCTTATTCTTGCGGTGCAATCGGCTGGCGTGGAACGTGGTCGAAATGGCTTTCGCAAGAACAAGTCCACAGAGAAGAATCCCGAATCAGAGGAGGACTTGTTGGAGCATCGCACCGATGGCACTGATGCTTTCGATACGCTGTATATTGGGTGTGAGAAGTTCCCACAGCATGATTTTTATGGATATTCGGTGGGGGGAGTGAGATAACATTTATAACAACTTCAACAAATCAGTGTATTTGTTTAACTTTGCAAGCAAATAAAAAAATAGAATGGCAAGATACAATAAACCACCTCTCAACTATTCAGAACAAGTAAAACTACTTGAATCACGAGGCTTGATTATAGGAAACAAAAAGAAAGCCGAACGATTGCTGGCTAATATCAGTTATTATCGTTTGAGTGCATATATGTTGCCGTATAAGGTGTGCATGAATGGCTTTATACAAGACCTATTCAAAGATGGAACAACTTTGGATATGGTTTATGACTTGTATAAATTTGATAGAAAACTTCGATTGCTACTTTTCGATGCGATTGAACGAATTGAAGTAGCCATACGAACGCAAATAGTGACTCAACTGAGTTTGAAATACGGATCACATTGGCAAGATAATCGTAGCATTTTCAGAGAGCCTCGCCAATGCAGAAGACGCAATGGGACAACATTCACTGATGATGTGTTCAGTGATATTCAAGAACACATTCAAGATAGACTACGCAATGATCGTTCCGAAGCATTCATACAGCATTATCGAGAAACTTATTCAGAACCTACTAATCCACCTTCATGGATGAGTGTAGAGATAATGTACTTCAACCAACTATCACGTATTTGTGATGGTTTGAAACGAAGAGCTGATATCGTAGGCATTGCAAAATACTTTTCTTTGCCACCTAAAGAGTTTCAATCATGGCTTCATGCTCTTAATTTTATTCGTAACTTGTGTGCTCACCATGCACGCTTATGGAATCGAGACATGAATATTGTTCCAGAGAAATTGGAGTTTTCAAGGACTCTAACGTGGATAAGCAATCCTGACACGGTTAGGCGCAACAAAGTGTATTATACATTGTGTATGGTCAATTATTTCCTACAGACGGTAACACCACGTTCTATGTTTAGAAAGAGATTGAAGGTTTTGTTGCAGCAATATGCGGCCGTACTTGATTTATCTTCAATGGGATTCCCTGAAGATTGGGAAAACGAAGAAATGTGGAAATAAATGCTCAAAAATATTGCACAGTCAGAAATGAATGCTTATCTTTGCAGTTGTAAAAAGATAGTTCTATAACTAAAAGATAATAGGCCTTTCAGGCTTGCCTTTTAGGCAGCATACTTGGGGGGCGTTCTTTAATAACGTTGCTCATTTATTGAGCAACGTTTTTCATAAGTGCCCACATCGGCAGGTCGCGATGTCTGCACTATAAAAAAGATGACTGGGAATGTAGTGATTATCATTGCATTCCCTTTATTTATATTCAAGCCCACCCTTTCGGGCAATCCTTTCTTTCAGCCGCCGTGCGCATTGGCTCTCTTGCTGTGCGCATGGCGGCTCTTTCGTGCGCTTGGGTGTGGAGGAGTGGAAGAGGTGGGCTACAGGAGCAGTGTTTAGATGTGGGGCGGTGGCAAGCGCCTTGCTTCGGCAATCTCGTGGCTGACACGGCAGAGGCATTATCGGAGATGTTCTTGGTCGTCCCATGCGCTTTGTCGGAAGGCAGAGCGCAGAACCTTGGACTTTTGCAGTATTCGCAGCATTGTCACCGCTCATTGATACGAGCCAGATGTGGGTGGCTTTTGCTCAGATTTTACCACTGGTGATGAGAATAAGATGGTCGCTTTCTCTCATTTTCTTAGATTTTATGTGTGTGACGATGTGGATTTGAAGAGGTTGGTTTCGATGAGATGTTCATCATGCAGTCAGCAGAGATTTTTGGCGATGGTGGCAGCTCCGGCATAGCTTGCCCCGACAATCATATCCGGCATGCCTTCTTCGTTTCTCCATCACCACCTAATAAATGTCGTGGGGTCGTCTCCTCTGCTACGATTTACACTCCATTGACGCACTCGGAATGGGCAGTGTGTGTCATATTTATACTATCGTCCATTTTTTACAAGGGGCAGCAAGGTGCTCCCATTATTTTTCCTGTGCAAAGTTGGCATGAAGCGGCTTTGCGGCAAGGGCGCGTTTCTCTTATCACAAAATTTTTTCAGAAAAAGATGTTCGTTCCTCTGCACTTTTTCCAAGCCCGTGAAGGGTGAAAATTTTTTGCGCTATCCCTTGTCCTCCAAGCCTAATGACTTCATGCCCTTAATTGCACGTAAAAATCAAGGGAGCACCCCGATGCCCCTTCTCAAGTAAAAAATCTTCAAAAGTATAAATTATCATGACACACACTGCTGTACATTCCGAGTTTGTTTCAATGGGTTTCAATCGCAAGCGCAGAGTTTCCTTCCCCCACGACATCTATCAGGTGGTGGTTAATGGAGAAGAAGGCGAATATGCCGAATATGAAGTCGAGGCTGACAGCTATGCCGAAGCTACCGCCATGGCTGAAAATCTTGCTGCTGACAGCATGATCAACATCTCTTACATCGAAGTTTACCTCTTCCAATAAATCCACATCGTTCACACACTTAAAATCTTACAAGAAAATGAAAGCTCTCAATCTTATCCTCATCACCAGTGGTAAAATCAGTGAAGCCACAGCCCACATCTGGGTCGTATCAATCAGCGGTGACAATACTTCTCGCGTCTACTGCAAAAGTCCTTACAAGGCTATGCGCTATGCCTTCCTCCTGAAAAAGCGCACGGGGCTGAACATCTCCGATAATTGCCTCTGCCGCGTCAGCCACGAGATTGCACGAAGCAAGGCGCTTGCCACCGCTCCCGATGGGTCTGCCCCTGCTCCCATGCAGCCCGCCTCTGCCGCTCCTACCACCACACCCAAGCGCACGAGAAAGCCTGCCGCCAAGCGCACTACACGCAAGAGAGCCAATACTACGGCTTGAAGCTGAAAGAAAGGATCGCCCGAAAGGGCGGTCTTTTCCGTAACCCTTGGTTTTGTGCGATATTGCGAGGGTTATTACGTTTCCTGGCTTTTTCTTTCAACGCTTATGAATTTCAACTTTAATCCGCAGACATACTATTTTACTTCGAGCATTCCCGATGTATTCGAGATGTCAGACTTCCAAGGTAGTTCCGTGTATTTGGCTATCTATCTCAACCGCAGTCAGTCGCCTGTCTTTTCCACCACGCTTTATGCTTATGGTGGAAAGGCGAGCATCTATGATTTACGCAGCATTATTGAAAACTACATGGAGGCAAAGCAGCTGGTGCATGCTACGTGCAGTTTCCGTATGCAGGTGGACCGCAACGATTATACTTTGGGCGAGTTTACTTTGATTTACTGTAAACTGCAAATGCTAAGGGCGAACTGCGAACTGTTCCTGCAATCGCATTTTCTCACCACGCACGCGGTGCGTTTGGTGCCGCATAACCTTCATCTTTTTTTACAATACTTTGTTTTCCCTAATGAAACGGGCCAGTGTGCCACGCAGTATGTGATCCAACGCGATGACAAGGACACGCCCGAAACGCTCACTATATCTGATACTCCCATTGCTGCTAAGCAGTTTGATTTTTGTTTCGAGGAAATCATCGAAGAGGAACTTTTGGGAAACTTGCCCCAAGGGGTAAGTGGCAAACTCTTGTCTGTTACGCTTTTTCGAGGGAAACGTACTTTCACGTTCTTCTTGACAGATGAAGTTTCCACGCTTACGCTGATCTTTCAGAATGAGTTCAATGTGAATGATACCTTGTATCTCACCGCCCAAACCAAGCGAAAGGTTTCCTTTGACCGCAACTTTGCCGTATGTTGTGGACAATCTTCTGCATACAATGATAACACAGAGATTGAATACGAGAGCGAGACGTCCTCGCTTTCCTATTCCTTTGCCCGTCATCTTACACAGGCTTTGCAGTCTCACAAACTCTACTTGATTTCTCCCGAACTCCCTGTGGGCAGTTCCATTCTTATTACTGACATCGAAAGTGAACTTTCTGATGCCACCAATGCGAACAATCATGTGAAGTTCAAGTGGAAACCGCTTCGCAAGCAGGTGCCTTTCACCGTCCCTCGCTTACATAATATCTTCAACCAGGTTTACAACAATACTTTCGACTAA